TGATGAGCTGACTGATGCCCTGGACGAGCACAATCTGCGGGTTGATGTCTTGAGCTTCATGTGCTTCCTGCTGTTCTTGATTTTCCATATATACTTATTTGCTTGGTTTTTGATGTGTTTCTTCTTGAGCAACTTCGTTTAACGAAGATGCTATGATTGACTCGTACCGCTGAACCATCGACAAACGCCACTCGCGAGTGCCGCCCTCCAACTGGCAAAGATAGGAATGAGATATCCGCATCAGTTTCGCCATGTCGCGCAAACCGATGTTAGCATCCATTCTCATCTTCTTGAACTCAAGACCGATAACAGACGCCGCTTGGCGCTCACCAGTCCCGAGACAATATTGGCATTTCATAATAGTACCGACGCACCAATAATAACGCTTGGTAACAATTTTGCAAATAAAACTTGCGGAAAAATTTTGCAGTGGTAATTTACGTTCATGGCTAAGCTGAAAGACCGCCAAAGACAAATACCGAACGGGATGAAGTTTCACTTGCCCGAAGTGAAATATAAATCAAGCCCGTACGCATCTTTTGATTCCATCTGCAATTCAGTCCACACAATCATCCAGGCTAATCTCGAATTGGCAATCGCCAAAGGTTGGCCGACTGAAATGCCTGCAATCAGAGAATGGGTTGATTCTTACAATGCAAAAATTTGTGAGGAAAACAAATGGACAGATTATTATGACCGCACTCCTGGAGATGTTCCAGACCTATCAGTTGTGCCGCACAATCAATGGCCGTTGTGGGCAAAGGCTCTTAAGCTTTTGAGCAACGATAAAGACGGCGGCGTTGGAGATACTCTTGCTCGCGTGATTGGCGACGAAACAAGCGAAGCTTTTAAAAACTGGTACAAGGCAACTTTTGGAAAAGTTTGCGGATGCAACGGGCGTCGCATTGAGTGGAACCATAAATATAATTACAAATGATTTATCCCATGGTGCAGCGGAGTATTGTTCTGGGTGAGTCAGGCATCCCTAGATTTGATGTGTGTGACGCGGACCGTGTTGCACAGGGATAAGTACCGCTAATCAAATCAACCTGACATAATCTTATGGAAAAAAATAAAGTAGTAGAGCAGATGCTTAAGTTCAGAACCGCAGACTATGACGTACGCGTGTGGCGCGATTGCACTACGACGTACCATGAGTCTTTTGACATTGATGAAGTCATACTCAAGTATGGCGCTGTTGGAAAATTTGAACTTGGAGAACAGATTTCAAAACTGCCAGCAGTTGCAGCCGTTGAAGTTCTTGATAGAAGCGGAAACGGATTTGTTGTTTACCCAGATTGGAAATGATTTTTCTAAACGCAGCAAGCGTGCTCATTGATGCCATCATTATGACAATGATGTTTATTATTGTCGCATCAATATGGCTTGCTGCTTCTATTGTTGTTCTTGTTTGCCTGCCTTGGAAATTTGCCAGTCTGTCATGGAAAGCCGAAAGGTCTACTAACTACGCCCCATCGGATGATGGAAGCGGAAGCCTTAACGGACGAAGATAGGCTGGCGCTCTTTTAAAATGAAATGTTACGTTCAACTTGGTAAGCACGGAGACTTGATAATTCTAATGCCAGGTTGGCTTAAAGAATTTCAAAAGACTGGAGAACGTCCAGTTGTAATGGTCAGCAAAGAGTTTTCTTCAACTCTTGATGGAGTGTCGTATGTAAGAAAATGGGTCACTGACCTTCATTGGTATGGAGATTGTGGACAAGCAAGGAAGTGGGCCGAAAAAGAATTTGGAAAAGAAAATGTTATCTTTCCAAAATGGTGGGACGACCCCACGTTTACTCCTCCTGAAATTAGGCACGATGCTGTCAGCCTAATCATCCACGGCAAAAGGATGAAGATTGAAAAGGACGAGTGGTTTTCTTACATGGCAAGTTCATGGAAGTATGCTGGATTTCCGTTGTCCGAAATGCTTGAGCCGGTTGTGTTTGACAGGCGCAGGCCTGGCGTTGAGCTGGCATTAAGAAAAATGTATTTCAAGACAAAGAAGCCAAAGCTTTTTGTGTGCTTGAATACTGGAGGCTCAAGTCCTTTTGGGTATGTGCCAGAAGTTGAAAAAGTAATTTATTCATTTAGGGGTGAGTTTGAAATTATAGACCTGATGCAGATAAGGGCTGAGTGCATATTTGATTTGCTTGGACTGTTTGACCATCCAGCCTGCTGTCTTATAACAACAGATACAGCAATACTTCACCTTGCAGGTGCCTGTAAAATTCCTTATTTGGGATACATATCAAACGGCGGAGGCGGCTCAGTGCCAAGAGGGAATTGCATTACACAAATAAGATACTCTGACACAATCACTAGAATAAACGATTTGGAAATGTTTTTGGAAAATCAGAACTCTTTAAACGCTCCAAAAATAATTTTATGATGCATATAAATTTTATCATTACAGCATTCAACAAAGAAGACTTTCTTGAACCTTTGCTGTCTGTGTTAAAGGGCTACAAAAAAATAAAAGTATCTCATTGCATTGCCTATAACGGCAAACAAGACGATTTTCCAAGGCACCTGTGGATTCCGAATAGGGGACACCAGCAAGGCGACATGGATTTGACAAAAGCTGGATACTACGCTCTTAAGCACAATAATGTATTCAGGTTTATCAAAATAGGAATTGATTCATGGTTGTTAGACGAAGACCAGATAATCAGAATTTTCAAAGAGATGGAACAAAGCCAATGCGGGTATGCTGGCAATAGGTGGGGTCACGAGGAGGAGCAATCTCTTTCAACAGACATCATATTTTCAGACACAAGGTTTGGCGATGTCTTTGATGGATTGGATATGGAAGGGTATCCAGCTTACGAGTGGGCAATGTGGGGCCATTGCAACAAACACAGAATTAAAGTCATGATGATTAAAGAGCGCATTCCAGTTCATCAAACCAACAGGCTTGAATGCGAAGCTCTTAAATGGACAATGCACCACCAGCTGGAAAGAAACATTGCAAACATGGAAAAATGGGGATATAAATAAGATTATGGCTCACGGAGACCAGTACCAATACTGTTTAAAGATTAAATCGGCTTACCCAGACCGATTTGATAATTGTTCAGTTTTAGACATTGGGTCTCTAGATATTAACGGAAACAACAGACACCTATTTTCTAATTATAGCTATGTTGGCGTGGACATTGGCCCAGGAAACAATGTTGATGTCATCTGCAAAGGGCATGAATATAAATCAGACAAACAGTTTGATATTGTTATAAGCACTGAATGTTTTGAACACGACAAATTTTACGAGGATACCATATCCAATGCAATAAGCCTCACAAAATCTGGCGGAATGTTTTTGTTTACTTGCGCCACAACTGGCAGGGCAGAACACGGAACAAGGAATTCTGGTTCAGCTTGGGCAAGCCCTCATTCAAACATTGAATTTGAAGATTATTATAAAAACTTAACTCAAGAAGATGTTGAGAAAATAGAAGGATTTAAATCCGCATTTTCAGAATATTCTTTTGAAACAAACGAACATTCAAAAGACCTTTATTTCTACGGAATTAAAAAATAGAATAATCATATGGAATTCGATAAATCAGATGCGGTTGATAGTGTTTGCCAGCAAATGCGGATGGCAGACTGGCCGCGCGGTCAGAACCGTGCGCGCATCAACAACCTTTTTAACGGATTCCCGCCGTTCAACGAAGCCGAAGCGCAGGCAAACAACATCAATGTGAATGTCAATTTCCTTGAAGGGACTGTTCTTTCGCATGATGCGCGCGCTCAATTTTACGGAGCCTTCTTAAAACCTGGACAGTTTTTTACCGCTACGACAGACATGGGCAGAAAAGACAAGCGCAGCACTTATTCATCTATTGTCACTCAGGAGATGAACAAGATTATGAAGCGCTCAATGGTTTACTTTGAGACTTTCCGAAGCAAGTTTGCAATGGATGTGCTTCACGGAATTGGACCTTCCGCTTGGCGCAACGCTGACAAATGGTGCCCCGACGCAATCGCAATCGAAGATGTAGGCATTCCTGGAAACACTCTTCTCACCATGGAGAACATGCCGTTCTTCTATGTGTACCGAAGCTATACTGCGCCTGAGTTAATGCGCTTAACTCAGGACAGGACTAAAGCAAAAGCAGCTGGCTGGGACTTGGACATGGTGGACCAGTGCATTGCGTTTGTTGACCGTTCCGCCGCTGCGCTTATGGGCAATAACTGGCCCGAAGTTTGGTCTCCTGAAAAGACGCAAGAGCGGATTAAAGGCGACGGCGGGTTCTATGCTGGCGACCAAGTGCCAACGATTGATTGCTTTGATTTCTATTTTTATTCGGATGACGGCAACGAAGCTGGATGGCGTCGCCGAGTCATATTGGATGCTTGGTCAAGCCCGTCTTCTCCTGATGGTCGCCCGACTCGAAACAAGGACAAAGACTTTAGCCGTGGAAAATTCTTGTTCAATCCTGGCAAACGTAAATACGCTGACAAGGTTTCCGAATTAATCAGTTTCCAGTTTGCTGACCTGTCTTCCGTTGCTCCGTTCCGCTATCACTCGGTTCGCTCTTTGGGCTTCCTTGTGTATGCTGTATGTCACCTTCAGAATCGCATTCGTTGCCGCTTCAACGAGTCTGTGTTCGAAGCTTTGATGAACTATTACCGAGTGCGTTCTTCTGATGAGGCTGAACGTGCGCTGAAGCTTGATTTGATTAATCGCGGATTCATTGATGAGACAATCCAGTTTGTTCCGCCCAACGAACGCTGGAACGTCAATGCCCAGTTGATTGAGCTTGGCATGAGCAACAACAAGCAAATCATTGATAGCAATTCGTCTTCGTACACGCAACAGCAGGGCGGCTCTACTGGAGACCGCAAGACCAAGTTCCAAGTCATGGCCGAAGTCAGCCAGACTACCGCGCTTGTTCAGTCCGCGTTCAATCAGGCTTACCAATATCAGGAATCTGAGTATCGCGAAATCCTGCGTCGCTTCTGCAAAGAAAACTCAACTGACCCTGATGTCCGTAAATTTAGGGCTACCGTTGCTCAGAAAGGGGTTCCGATGGACATCCTTAATTCTGAAAACTGGGACATCCAACCGACTCGCGTCATGGGTGCTGGCAATCAGACAATGGAGACCGCAATTGCTCAGCAGCTTCTCCAGATGCGCAATCTTTACGACCCCGAACCGCAGCGTGAAATCTTGCGCGAAATCACGTTTAACGTCACTGGCGATGCCGACAAAGCTGCTCGCTGGGTTCCTGACGAACCGCTCAAGGTTTCGGATTCTGTGCACGATGCACAGCTCTCCATGGGAACGCTCATGCAGGGTTTGCCAGTGGCTGTCAAGACGGGCATGAACCACAAGGAATACATCGGAGTGATGCTGCAATCGCTGAATGCAATGATTCAGCAGACCGAACAGGGCGGAGGTATGACAACTCAAGAAAAGATTGTTGGGTTTGGAAACGTTGCGCAGCATGTCGAGCAGCACATCCAGCTTCTGTCTCAAGACCCAGAAGAAAAACAATTTGTCACCGCTGCCAACCAGCAGCTGGCAAAGATGATGAACCTTGTCAAAGCGTTTGCACAACGCCTGCAAGAACAGATGAAAAAGCAGCAGGCCCAGCAGGGCGGCGACCCGCAGGTTGCTGCAAAGACTCAGTCTCAAATCATACTTGCAAAAGCAAAGGCCCAGAACAGCAGAGAGTCTCATTCGCAAAAGACCGCGCAAAAACAGGTGTCGTTCGACATGGAACAGCAACGCAAGCAAAAGGCTTTCGAGCTGGAGCAGGCTTTAAAAACCCATACGACAAAACACGAAATCACGCGGTCAAACATGAAGTCCATGAACGAGGGTTGATAGATGAACATATTCATCAAGAAAATCCCGCACAGCTTGCAGCGATATCCTACTGTTGGGGATTGGTATTGGGACGATGGTGCGTTGTTTATAACCGTATCACAAATGGACAATTGGAAATACGAATTTCTTGTCACGCTTCACGAGCTTGCCGAAGTGCATCTTTGCATTCACAGCGGAATTGAACAATCTGTTGTTGATGCGTTTGACATAAAGTTTGAAAAAAAGCGTAAGAAAGGCAATACCGACGAACCTGGCGATGACCCTAAGTGTCCTTATAGAACAGAGCATTTGATAGCAACCGGCATTGAAAAAGTTGCAGCTGCGTTCCTTGGAGTTTGCTGGAAAGACTACGAAGAAAAAGTGAACAGCTTATGATAGACACTAAAGACGTTATTGCTTTGGTAATCGACACAGGTGTTTTTCAGCACGTTGCCAGAAGGTTGGGCAGAGATTACAAGAAAGTGTATTACTGGTCTCCTTGGGAGCTTGCGTTTCCCAGGCTTAAAGACGCCATTGTTTGCGATGGATACCCAGAGGTAACGCGGGTTGAGTCCATTGAATCTGTAAAAAAAGAATGCGACTTGTTTGTATTCACGGATATTGGCTATTCCGATTTGCAGATGGAGCTTGTCGAAATGGGCAAGGCTGTTTGGGGTTGTCGTAACGCCGATGAGCTTGAGGCTCGCAGGGGTAAGTTTCTGGAAGTTCTTTCTGAAAAGACAAACCTTCCAGTTCCTGAATTTAATAAGATTAAAGGCCTTACAAATTTAAGGCTTTTCTTAAAAGATGCCGAGGATGTGTATATCAAAGTCAGCACATACAGAGGTGATTTTGAAACCTGCCATTTCAGAAACATGGAAGTTGATGAGGGATTGCTAGACAAGTGGGGAATCATACTTGGGCCTCTTCGTGAGCACATGAATTTCTTTGTGTTCTCCGCAATTGATACTGACATTGAAGACGGAGTTGATACTTACTGCATTGACGGTCAATTTCCTGAAACTGTAATTCACGGCATGGAATGCAAAGACTCTGCCTACATTGGCGGGTTTCAGCGCATGAAAGATGTGCCGGAAGAAGTCCGTTGCGTCAACGAAGATTTCTCGCCAGTTCTCGCCGCCTACGGATATCGCTCGGCTTTCTCAACTGAGGTCCGAATCACAAAGGGCGGCGAGAGCTTCTTCATCGACCCGACATGCCGATTCCCGTCTCCGCCGTCTCAGGTGATGTGCGAGATGGTTGGCAACCTTGGCGAAATCATGTGGAGGGGAGCCAACGGAATACTTGTTGAGCCGGAACAAGTGGCAAAATTTGGCGCACAAGCAATTTTTAATGTCCATCGAGACGAGTGGTCTGTTTATGAAATACCAGAAGAATTAGACCAATGGGTAAAAATTGCGTTCTCGTGCAAGGTTGACGGCAAGATTTGCGTGCCGCCTGACTCCGAAGGCATATCCGAAATTGGATGGGTTGTCGGCATAGGTGATACAATCCAAGATGCCATAACCCATTTGCGCGAAAACAAAGACGCAATGCCTGGTGGGTGTGATGTTAAGTTTGACTCGCTTGCCAAGCTTCTTAAAGAAATTCATTCAGCTCAAGAAAAAGGCATGGAGTTTACGGACGAAGAAGTGCCAGAGCCTTCCAGCATCATAGACGAAGAATAAGCGGTTGCAAAACAGTTGACAAAAGAACTGTATTGTAATATCCTTTAATCATGAGTAATCAATCTGCTAATGGCGGCAAGGGCTATGTTCAGGCTTTTGTAGACCAGCGCCCCAAATACGACAACACAACAAAGCCAAAGCGCAAAAAGAAAAAGAATGAACGCTGAAGCACCTCCAAACCTTCCCGTCTATGATAGGCCAACAGAATTTGCAAAAGCATCATTGCCAGAAGCAGTGCCTCCCGCGCCAAAGCATAGCCCTGGAATGATGAGCAAAATGATTTCCAAAATGTTAAAGCCGAAAATGAAGATGCCAAAAAGTCGGCTGGCTAAAGCATTCAAAATGAAGAAACCGAAGAAGCCCAAAATTGTATGAACCCCACTCCAAAACAAGTATTCATGTCCAATTCCAACGCTGTTAAAGCACACTCGGCGTTGCTTGATAGGCCTGAGTTTAAAACAGGGTTGGACGCTGCTCTTGCTCATTACACTCGAATGATGTGCCTTTTGGCGCCAATGAGCCTAGACACTCCTAACCAGCTTCAAGCATCTGCTATGTGCTTTCAGCGCATTCAGGGCGCAAATGAGCTTGTATCAACTTTGCTTGGATTGCACGAGCAACCTCCTAAACCGGCACCTCGACAGACCGATAACCTAAATCAATAAATATGCCCGAAGAATCAATCATTGAAACAGCAACGGCTCCCGCTACGGAAACGGGAAACCTAAATCAGCCGTTGGAGCTAAAAGTGTCAGAAATGCCTGCCGCTTCTTCTGACAGGTCAACCGCACCTGCAAAAAAAGGAAGCGCAAAAGAAAGCATTTTTGCAGAACTTAGAAAGAAATTTAGCGGCGAAGAAGTTGCAACTGCATCAGAAGCAGCAGAGTCGCAGCCAGACGACGCTGAATCCCAAGAGGCCCAAGAAGAAAAACCAAAGGTATCTGAGCAAAAGCCAGTTGAGAAAAAGAAAGTTAGTCCTTGGAAAATGGTTGAGGAGTACAAAGCCAAGATTAAGGAATACGAAGCAAAGCTTGCTCAAGTTGGCTCAAAAGAACCTGCTCCAGAAAAACTGAAAGAATATGAAGAAAAGCTCACTTCCGCTGAAAAGCGCCGCATGGAGCTTGAGCAAGAGATTCAGTTTGTAAACTTTCAGAAGTCGGAGAAGTTTCAGAAAGAATATCAGCAGCCCTATGAGTCAGCTTGGGCAAAGGCAATGACAGACATGTCTGAAATCACTGTTCTTGACGGAGATTCCGAACGCGCACTTGAAGCCAAAGATGTTCTTGAGCTTGTCAACATGCCGCTTCGGGAAGCAAAGGCGCTTGCTGAAGAGAAGTTTGGCGATTTTGCCAACGAGGTGATGAGCCACCGCAAAGACATTCGCACGTTGTTTGAAAAGCAAACTCAGGCAATTGAAGCTGCGAAGAAAGAAGGGCTGGAGCACTTTCAAAAACAAGCAGAAGCACAAAAACAAGAATATGGAAAAGTCACAGAAGAAATCAAAAAAGTGTGGGCTGACGCAAACCAGTCAGCGGTTGCAGACGAAAAATACGGTTCCTATTTTAAGCCGTCTGATGGTGATACTGAAGGTAATCAAAGGCTGGCTAAAGGTTTCGAGCTTGCTGACAGGGCTTTTTCTGAAAATCCTTTGGCTCCTGGTCTTACGCCGGAACAGCGCCGCTCAATCGTGCAACGGCACGCAGCAGTGCGGAACCGTTGCGCAGCCTTTGGGCGGCTCGCGTATCAAGTCAGCAACTACCAAAAGCAAATCTCTGAGCTTAATCAAAAGCTCAAATCCTATCAGTCTTCCGAACCCGAAACGGGTGGAAGCAAACCGGCGGCGGCGGGTTCTAAAGGCCGAGGTTCCGCTTGGGATTCAATTCGAGCAGACCTAGCCAAGCGAGCAAGGTAATCGCAGCAAGCAAAACCCCCTTAGAAATAAGGGGGTTTTTTATTTGACAGATATTAGAGTTTGTAATACTGCTTATAAGTCCTTGGGGCGCGAGCCTCAAAAGAATTTCTCCTCATAGGGCGCTGGAGAGCAGTCTGGCCGCTGGTGAAATATCCAGCATTGGAAGATGGCCGCTCCAAAACGCAGTTAAAACTAACAGCGGAAGATTGCTCTCGACGTGTGCCGATAACAAATCTTCCAAAAACGCAGTAATAAACTAAAAAACATATGGCTTGTGCTCAATCAATTATCCAGTCCTGCGATTTTCCGCAGTTTCTGGTAGACCAAACTCCTAAGTTTGACGAACTCATCATGGAGGACATTCGTCCTAGTGATGGCTGGCTCTTGAACGTTTCTACCGGCACCGTGCCTATTGGTACGCCCGTTGAAATTACTCAGGACCGTTTTCGTCATGTATTCCCCAACACCACCAAAACTTGGCGTAAAGTGAACGCCAATGGCGCTGGTTGCTTTGCTCAGGGTCCGTGCGACCCCGAAGAGAGCCAGATTGGCTGGGGCGCTGACCGTCTCACATACTTTGCGGAAGCTCAGGAATGGGCCACACCGCTGTTGTGCTACGACCAGGACATGCACATCTCTCACGCCGAACAGCACATCTCGCAGATTGTTAACGAGATTCTGCGTCCGGCAACCACGTCCATTTCTAGCAACTTCCTTCGGAAGCGCGCTCTGGCTTGGGCAAAAAAGAAATGGGTGGCTAACAAATATCAGCCTGCCTTCACCTACACCTGGACGCTTGGCGGCCCGAACAGCGACGAAGAGATTTACTTCGATTGCAACGTGGCTCCTGGCAACGTGTACTTGCTTGTTCCGCAGATGCTTCAGGCTCGCTTCTCCGAGCTGATGCGCCGTGGTTACAGCGGCAAGAATCCGTTTACGGAAACCGCCCCGTTCGTTGAGCTGGTTACTGACATGGATACTTGCTGGTCTCTGGACAAGCTTGGCGGCGGCGCTGGCGTTGGTGGCACCCCGTCGGTGTCTGGCAACTGGCGCTTCACGGAATTCAGCGCTGCCAATGCTTATTGGCGCTATGGGTTCTCTGGTCAGGTTGGCAACTTCATGGTTCGCGTTGATGAAATGGGCCTTCGTTTCAACTTCGTGTATGACCTTGGCGGCATTGCCAGCGGCAATCGTTACCGTTATCAGATTGTGCTTCCGTTCCGTAACGGCATTACAACTGGTGCTGGTGGCGCTTCTGGTTTGGGTTCGGATGCGAATCCCGACTTTGACAAGGCTCAGTACAGCATCAGCTTCATCTGGCACAAAAAAGCCATGGAGTTGCTCGTGCCTACTGCTAGCAACATGAATAGCGAAACCCCGTTTGGTCATCGTGACTTCGGTGGCAAATGGCAGTTCGTCATGGACAACCTTGGCGCTGACAGCAATGGCAACGTCATTGGGAATAAACGGCGTAATAAAGGTCAGTTTATCGCTGACTTCCGTTATTATGTTCGTCCCCTGCATACTGAGTTCGCGGAAGCTATCTTCCACAAACGTCAGCAGTTCGGGATTCCCGAGGTTCCCACGAGCCAAATCGACCCTGGCTATCCTGCTCAGGAATACAACAGCTCCTTGCCCACCTGTCCGCTGGGTGGCACTGGCAGCTGGCCGAGCGCAGTCACGGCGATTCCGACCATCGGAAGCGTGTCGTTCCCGCAAATCCTCACCGATACGTTCGAGTTCGTGCCTGGCGCGAACCCGACGCAGGCCACGCAGCCTTCTGGCTCTCTGACCATTCGTCAGGCGAGCTTCCCGAATGGCACGGGTCTTGTGGACGCGTAACGAGTACTTGCAAGAGCGCCTGCCCTGGAGTAGTCTGGGGCAGGCGTTCCTTTACAGAACAACAATTAATAAAAAAATATTATGGAAGAAGGCCAGGACTTATACGGAGATGCGGATTCGATGCCGTCAGAAGGCGGCGCTGAAAAATCTTCGGGCGGCAAAACCGCTATGATTAACAAGGAAGTTTGCGGTGGCAAAGAATACAAAGCTGGAGAAGAGATTCGTCTTCGCATTGTAAAAGACCACGGTAACGAACTTGAAGTCGAATGTACTGGCTCTGAGGAAATGGAAGAACCTTCTGAATCGTACGGCGCGCCTGAGGGCGGCAGCGGCGAAATGCAATCAATGCTTGGAGATTAATCATGGCACTTGATTACCAATCTTTAGTAAACATATCAGCAGATTACAACGGAAGCGGAAACGTAAGCAGCGCGATGCTTCTTAAGTTGGCTCTGTTAAAAAGTATAGCTGCATCAATAGCACCATCTATGGCAACAGATTATCAATCTCTAATATCTGGCACCAACGTGGCCGGATACTCAGGAAGCTCGAACGCAAGCATTGCAGAAGTTTTGGAGATGGCGCTTCTCCAAATTATTGCCAATGCGGCAGGCACTGGTGGCGCAACAACTGGAACCGTCAACCCAACTGGAACAGCCACTGCTGGCTCGTTCTATCTTAACACGGTTGATAACACACTGTGGGTTTATAATGGAACTTGGAGAAATCTTGTATGAAATTTATTTTGCCGTTGCTTTTGCTTTTGTCGCAATTTGCTTTTGCAGGAGCTAATCCAGTATTGCAGAATCAATTTACGACCAATGCTGCTGGCACAACACTTGGTTTGATTACGGCAACAAACTTCACAAGCACAGCGGTTGGTCAGACAAACGTGTTTGACGTTACGTTGTTTACAAATGGTGTTAATGCGTGGACGTCTAGCATTGACACTAACACGGCGGCTATCAACACCGCAAGCGCAGCAACGGGTTCATACAATGTAACCACTATTTATACAAACAGTGGACAACGCGCATTGCTTACGGGTTCGTTTGTGATTCCTGCAAATTCTACCGCTGGCGGTTCTGGGTGCGTATTGCGTTACACAAATAACGGCGTAGGTTATGCGCTTCCTATTGGTTTAGCACACGCTAATGGTTCGTCTGGACAGGATATTGTTCCGTTTTCTGTGATGCTGTCTACAAATGCAACATTTAAGCTGGAAACAAATGCTGCTAATTCTGCTGGTATTTACGTTACCAATGTAGTTCTTTGGCGTCTATGAACAAACTCATTGCCATCCTATTGCTCTCAACTGTTGCTTGCTTCGGAGGCAACAAGTTTGTGCGCGGGAAGTTTGTGAATGGGGCTATGCCGTTTCCGCGGCCGCCGTCAAATGGCCTTTTAAACAATCTGGTGGCGTATTGGAATTTTAATTCTTTTAACGGAACACCGTCTTCTGGCCCAGCAACAATTTACGATTATGGCGCTGGTTCTTTTATTGGAAGTGGGCTTATTGGCGGAGGATTAGATATGCCTGATTGGGGAACCGTCGACTTGTTTAAAACTACAACAGCAAACATTCCATTTCTACTATCTTACGATTACACCGTAAGCGTTTGGTTTGCTCCGTATGAAAATAGGTCCGCATCACATTATGGAACCGTATTTCAAATAGAGTCTCAATATGGAGAGGACGTTGCAATTGCACTTGATGAGGATAACGGAGAAGCTAAATATGGCACGTTGTCACAAAACAACGGAGTATCTGGTAGCAGCATTGCAATTCCTTGGTTTGCAAATCAATGGAATCATTTTGTTTTAGTTTTTGATTACAATTTTTTTGAATTAAGTATTTATTTAAACGGAGATTTTGTAGATGTAATTGGAATCGGAGGATTTGCTGATTACGGAACCGTTGCAGACGTAAATGTTTTGGGAGATTCATACGCTGGAGTATATGGTTTTGGAAGTGCTTATGGAAAATCTGATGAAATTGGAATATGGCAGCGTAAATTAACTCAAGCACAAATAACAAAGCTCTATAATTCTGGAGCCGGTTACCCATTTAGTTCGTTTAATAACTAATCATGAAAAAATCAATTATCGCTATTGGTCTCGCTATTGCGGGAGTTATTCACGCACAGGATGTTCCTAGCATCAATGTGACCACCAAGACCAACATCGTTACTGTTGTTGAGCCTATTAAGCTGACATCATTGCAGATGGCTGGCATCATTACCGCTGTTGAAACTGGCGGCATTAGCGCTAATGTGCCTATCACTACCGATAACTTGCAAGCCGTAATGGTTCGCAAAGGAACTAATGGAGAATACACGGTGTACATCCAGGTTAAATGAAAATCAACGAGTACATCACATTCATTGCCATATGCGTTCTGTCGAGCGTGGTGATTTGCGTTGTTGCTACTTTGATGGTTGGATTGTTTAGTGAGCGGGTGGACAATGTTGAGATTTTTAAAATTGTTGACCCAGCATTTCAAACCGTGATTGGCGCCCTTGTGGGCATCGTTTGCGGAAGAATGTCTGTGACGGCAACTTTAAAGGAAGACAAATAACATGCAAAACACAGACACAAAAGGGCTTTTAGGTCTGTCAACAACACTAGGAGGATTTGTGACATCATCACTTCCACTCGTAGAGGGCTACCTTAAAATCATTGCCATGCTTGTGACAATCTGCGTAGGTTGTGCTACATTTGTTTACTATTGGAAAAAGATTAAAGAAATCGACGAAAATAAATAATTATGAATAACTGGAAAACAACCGCAACTGGCGTCATTGCAATTGTGTCTGCTCTTTTGAGCGCAGCCTCTGGTCTTTTGTCTGGGCACGCTGTTGACTGGACAAGCGTAATTGCAGCAGTATCAGCAGGGATTGGCCTTATTCACGCTCAGGACAGCAAGCCGCAGTGATTTATGTGGGGTTGGCTGAAACCTCTCTTTGAAGCTTTGCTGGCGTTTTTTGACAAGAAAGCCAGTGCGCCATCAACAATAGAAAATGAAAACACTCCTGCTCCTGTTTTTGGGCGTTGGACTAGCTATCTTCGTCAACAGTTGCGCGACAAGGGTGGTGGTAGTGGACAGCCAAAGTGACGTTGTAAGGATAGGAAAGGGAGTAGTGGGCAGTGGTTATATCTGGCATAACGGGCAATGGGAGCTTGTTAAGTCAATAAATTACCCAGAGGGCTGGTATGCTGGCCCAATGCCGAATTAACAAATTGTGAAAACATCAGGGCTCTTTACGGTCCACGGGCACAAGATTCAGTTTAAATACAATGTGCCGTTCAAACTAATCTTCTTTGGTGACGTTCATAGGGACTCGCCAGACCACGCCGACGGTAAATGGCAACGATTCCTTGAATATGCAAAAAACCAAAATAATGCTTATTTCTTTGGAATGGGTGATTATTTAGACAGCACCAGCACTAGCGAACGCGAGTGTCTTGGCTCCATTTCTCCAAAGATGCACGACACTTTCAGAAAAGACATTGAGCTTCTTCAAATGGCAAAGATTGAACTTATTGCCAAAGAGCTTTCGTTTATGAAAGGCAAGATTGTAGGAATGCTTAACGGAAATCACTATTTCAATTTCCAAAGCGGCATTAACGGAGACCAGAAGCTGTGCGAATTGCTTGGAGCAAAATACTTGGGGGTTTGTTCTTTTGTTAGACTGTTTATGGAAAGCGGTGGCAGAAGCGTTTCTCGCGACATATTTGCTCATCACGGGGCTGGAGCTGCAAGGCTGGTTGGCGGCTCGATAAATCGAGTGCAGCAGATGGCAGAGGGAGCAGAAGCCGACATTTACGCTATGGGGCACGACCATAAGCGAGCAGCTGTTCCTGCGCAGCCAAGGTTGTTTTTGTCAAACAATACAAAACACGGATTAAAAGTTCAGCAACGTGAGCCTGTTGCATTGAGAACTGGAAGCTTTCTTGCCAGTTTTAAGAATGGTCAAGCAAACTACAATGTTGATGCTTGCCGACCCCCAAGCTCTCTTGGACATGTTGAAGTGATTTTAACAGTTCGTGAAAACAGAGAGTATTTTAACAAAACTTACAGGCGCTACCAAGATGAAGTTGAAATGCAGCTGCTCTCTTAATTATAGGTAAGCTCGCCTTCTTTCCAAAGCTTGTCTGACCTTTCTTTAAGTTTTCGCTTCCAAGCGTTGCTGGCTTTGTTTTCTTCTGTTTTTGCGTACAGGCCTTGAAACACAAAGCCAAGACGCCTAGCTCCTTCAACGCCTATCGCAAGTGCGTCAAACAAGTCGGGCGAATAGCCAGTCTTGCTTTTCATTGTCACCTTGCTCTCGACCTCAATCTTGTTCTTGCCGACCATGCGCCATTCGCGCTGACAGCCTTCCTTTAGGACTGCTTCAGTCATGCCGCGAAATTGGCCCGACTCAATCGCAAGTCTGACGCTAAACCAAAGCTCTGTGACAAACTTGCTGTAATGCTGATTGCACGGAACCTGGAGCTGCGTAGATACCATCCTGTCTGAAGGAGAGCCTCCGCAATCAATTGAATTTACCTGCGGAGTCCAAAGCCTGCCAAAAGCCGTAACCAAGCTGGTTCTCATGCCAGAGTCAAAAAAGAAACTGCTTGGGTCTATGAAGCGCCTTCCGCATTGTTCTTTGACAAAGTTGACAATCTGTTCTTCCGGCTCAACATCAATTTTGACGTTAATCGGTACATTTATTAGGTCTACTAATGCAATGATTTGCTTTTTCTTATAGTTGCTTGAATTTTGATTGGTAACATTCCAAACCACTTGAGAAGAATCCGGCTCAGGAATCATTTCAAATCCAAGTTTAAGTTGCCCAAATACGCATCTGTCACCGCCAACCCCTTTGTAGGCCGCGTCCAAGAATCCAATGTTGATGTGATTGCTGTCTGCCCATATAGGGTCTTCCATTGCGCCGTTCTTATGGCAAAGCTGCCTTGTAAGCACCCTGCGGCTTCCTTGGCCTTTTGGCATCATTCCTTGGTTCATCATGGTGAACTGAAGGGAATCCTTGCCGTACTGAGAAATATCGCGGTCAATGGCTTCTTGTGTGATTAGCGGTATGCCAAGATGTCCGTCCAAGTTTGGTGAGTCGGTTCCAACTAGCTGAAGGCATATGCCGTCTGGGCGTCTCGTTTTCCACGACTTTGTTTCTGGGGTCTGGTCAACACCGCCCTCCCACCCTCCAAGCTCAAAGGCGGGTTCGCAGAGAGCGCCTAGGGCATCCGTGGTCTCCTTGGGGTTGCCAAGGCCAATAGCCTTAAAATCTGGGTTTTTGTCCAAGTTTGATATGGCAAACACAAATGCAGGTGGAAGGAGCTGAAGCTCGTCGGCAATCAGTCTGACCCGCTTGTTCTTCAAACCGATGAAATCTCCAAGACCGACGTAATTTCCACCGCTTTTACAGGGCACTCCAATGATTCCATTGCGGAAGTCTCGGCCATCTTCGCTATCGTCCCTATGGTCTGTCACCAAACGCAAGCGGCCTTCAATTAGGTTTCCTGGGAGTTCAGGCCAAATCTTCTTAGCGGCCTTGTGGTATTTCTTGATTTCGCCCCATATGCGGTCTTCAAGGCGTTCTTTTGTGGTTGAGCAAATGATTACGCTGGTGCATTCAGGCCAGACGTAATAGTCAGCAAGTCCGTCTGTGGCTGCTCCGTTTGTTTTTCCGCTGCTGGCTGGACCGATAACTCCAATTGTTCTGTGGGTTAAATACTCCTGAAGCTGCATTTCGTTCCATCTGTGCCACATCTTCATCGTCGGCCATAGCAAGGACTCAAATCTTTTGTAATGCTCAAACATGCCGTCACCAAAGGTTTTGCCTTCTTTGTTCTTCCATTGTCCGCCACGGCGAATCATCTGACGCTCAATTTCAAGCTCTGAAGTTCCTGTGGGCCATTTGAGTCCGTAACGAATTAAAGGTGCAGCCATGTTTTAAATTATGCAGTTGATTTGCATTAATTCAAGGTATATATGTATTAGCAACGATTATGAGCCAATTAGTAACAACGCCTGCTTTTGATTCTGGATGCCCTGGAACTGCTGTTTCTATTGATATGACATCGAACCCAAATTTGTTTTACGACATTACAAACGGAACTCCGTCAACTATTGGCACAGTTCCACCTGACCCGAGCCTTGGATGCACTGCATTTGAGCTTAACGGCCACGGCCCTATTTTTGTTTGGAACCCTTTAACCGCAAGCTGGTCTGCTAACTAATATGAAAAAATTGATTGCCCTATTTCTGTTGCTATCGTCTGTTGCGTGTAAATCTCAGTATTATTTACCGGCAACAAACTTTTATCAATACATTGCAACAAATGTTCCAACAATTGCGCCTAACACAACTGTTTCAAATCTCACAATAATTGGAACAGCCACAGCCACAAACATAAAATCTGGCACAGTTTATACCACAAATTTAAACGCTTATAACGTTTTTGGAACAAACCAAATTACTTCTTTTGGAACTTTAAATTGCAATGGCGGAGGAGCGGTAAATGCGGCAGGGGATATAAATGTAAGCGGAATTATAGACATGAATGGTGCCGGGGCTGGAAAGTATTTTTACCTAGCATCAAGCGGAAATATAAGAATTCACAATAACTTTTCTTACAATGTGGGAAGCTGGGACGCCAATAATTTTGTTTTAAATCCGCCGTCAGCATCTGGGTCAATTAATTTAAGTTACGCCAACGGAACTGGAGGGGTGATATTTGGAAACGGGTCAAGCGGAGCAGCTGGCTCAATCAGCTCGTCTGGAAACTTTACAAATGCTGGTTCAATTGATTCAGCTAAAGGAATTACGGCGTGGGGAAACGTCACAAATAAAGGCGGTTATTATGGGTCTGGCCCAATTATAACTTCAAGCCCAATTTCATGCAATGTTGTTACAAACAATGGTATGATTTGGTATTCCTACGCAACAAATGCAAACCCATCATTTTTGACTGGGCCAAGTGGTTCAATATGCACCACGACGAATGGTCAACTTTTTGTAAGGTCAAATACAGTTTGGCTTTTAAAATAATATGCCAGAAGGAAAAAAGTTTTACGGATATTTCAGAGCGTTTCCAAAAGGAATCAATTCTGATGTTGACCCGTTGCTGCTTCCTGCCGACCAGTTGGCAATGGCTACAAACGCAACCATGCGCGGCACGTTTGTAAATGAACGCCCAAGGTTTCAAAAACAAATCATAAAATACGATTCTGACGCAACAAAAGCTGCATTTCAGTCTGGATGGTTTCAAGGTGCAACGTATTACAGAAGCCCTCAAAACGGTTATATTATGTGCGTTGTTGCAGGAAGGCTTTATGCTTTTTCCATTGGCGCCAACGGTTCAATTCTTTTGTCTGAAATCAAACAGACAAGCTCAATACCAAATCCAAACCCGTCGTTTCCAAATCCTCCTTTGAATCTTATTGCAACGGCTGGAGATTCTTCTGTCAACTTGCAGTGGGATATTGTCGATGGCGCAATTCAATACACTGTAAAAAGGTCAACAGCAAGCGGGTCTGGATATGTCAGCCTTGGCTCGCTCACAAACAATCTTTATACGGATTCAACAGCCGTAAACGGGACAACTTATTATTACGTTGTATCAGCAACTAACAGCGGCGGGGAAAGCGCAAATTCAGCTCAAGTCAGCGCAAGTCCAATTTCAGCTCTTACTCCTGGAATACCTGTAATGATTGCCCACAACTCAGTTAAATCTGGGTCAGTTGGAATGGCATGGGACACTCAAAAGGCAATTGCATCAAATTGTACGTCTGTAATTGTTTACAGGTCTTCTTCTTTAAATGGAACGTATTCAAGCATTATAGAACTGGATGTTAATTGCGGAGTTTATATTGATACTGGAAGAACAAATGGCGTAAACAATTATTACAAACTTGCTGGTCTGAATAGAACTGTTGAAGGAAGCAAAAGCGTTGGTTTTGCAATTTCGTCAAAAACTGGCAATCAAGTTACGTCTAATTCGTATCCAATAACTGGTGATTATGCTGGTTCATATTTTCATGTTATAGCCGATGAGTTTTATTCGGATGTTACAACAGGCGCAAATGAAGCAGGTCTTTGGTATCCGTGGCCGTCATCTACAACTAATTACGGAGGCGGCACAGTTCAATTGTTTGGATTAACTTGCCAGCTAATTAGGTTTTACGGCGGAACATTTAACAGCATGCCAGGAAATGCAGTCACAGCAACAGTAACCCCTGTATAAAATGCCTATAACCAATTCACCAAAAGCTAGGCAAAACTGGTTATGGCAATCAGAGCAGTTTCTTATTTGGAATGATGGTCTAAGCCTTCCAGTGATTTATGATGGAACTGGCCTTAGAAGGTCAAATGGAGCGTCTACTCAATCCATTGGCAACATCACCGCAGACCTTACCATTCCAAAAGTCGGAGAAGTTGTTTCATCAAACACGACAACTTTGCTTGGCTCTTCTTATTTGAAGCAGTCTGTTCTTGTTGGAACGTCTCAATTTGTAATTACAAAAATAGGCGGTGACACAACTGCATCTTCAATAAATGTAACAAAACAAAACATTTTAGTTGGAAGTGCTTCAGACCAACTTCTTAACGCTCCGCCAATTCAAACTGTTGTTTATAAAACTTCAAATTATAGCTGTTACATAAACAACGCAACAGCCGTAAAACAAGGGTCAACAACAATTACTGATTGGGGGCAGGCAAATTTTCTTGCGCCAACTGATTCCATTGGAGGAACTGCTGCAACGCCATTTACAATGGCGATACCAGCAAATACAGCATTTGACCCAAATTACAATAAACAATCATTGTACAGGGGTATGTCTGTTAACGACACTATTTTGGTAAACGGCTATCAATGCCAAGTTTTGTCGCTAACTTATATTCAAGGAACAAGTACATACATAACTTCTGCAACATGCCTTCCACTTACAGTTGCAGCAACAGGAAAACCAATTTTTGGAACTTGCACTCCAGTTGTGCATGATTGGTGTACACAGTTAGATAATAATGGAAATTGTGTATATAATTCACCAAGAGTTAGCTCAAACGGCGCGCCGTTTGCGGTTACAGGAACTGGAGCAATGAATGGAGGTACAAGTGGAATTCCAGCATATGACAACTTTTTTACAGTTGCGTTAAACGTAACTCCAGATGGACTAGCTTCTGGAACACAATACACTTTTGACGCATATTCTACAAACTTGCAGGCGTGCATTTTTACTGGGTTTGTATCAGGTGCAAATTTAATTAATTGTAAGATTGTTCAAAAGCCAACATCTTCAGCTCCTATAAATGTTGTTACTGGAAATCCAACATCTTTAAACCAGTACATCTTTTGTCAGCAAGGCGGGACAACATCTGTTGGCACTATTTTTGCAACTGTAAATGTAAGTTCAATAAGTTTTCAACTTTCTTCTGGTGCATCAGTTCAGTCAGGTCAGCTGCTTCTTGCTCAACCTGCTGTTGGTGAAACTGTTCAAAATTATTACGATTACTTTTTTGTAACTGCTGCTCAAACGCAGCAGGGAACAACAACCAATTACGTTCAGCTGCAAAATCAAACTGGAGTTACTGGAAGCGTTATTCCTGCCAACACGGCCATTGTTCCAATTCCAGAGCTTCCAGTTGGAACCATTGGAGTTTATGGTCTTGGAAGAAATTGGATGTCTCTTCCAGATGGAAAAAGCTACATAGCTGGAGACCTTGTTGGGTCATCGTCTGGAACAAATGTGTCTCCTACAAATTATAGATTTGTTGATGCTGTCTTAAAAGTAAGTCAAAACCAATTCTTAGCAGGAGGCCAAGTGAATGGAACTGGCCTTGCGTTTGTTGTTCCTGGAGCTGGTGAAAAGATTAGAGCGATGCAGTTTACCGCTCAGCTAGACACTTCAATAGGCCAAGGCCCATTGCAAATATTCACAGATGATACTGTGTTTTCTAATGCTGCCCCTGCCGATGCAACGACTTGGGCAAAACTGACAAGCCCGATTCAAACTGAAGGCCTTATTGGCTCTGGTGCAATATCTCAATATGCGATAGCTCAAACAAACGGAGATTTGTTTTTCAGGCTTTCTGATGGCGGAGTCCAGTCAATGTTGATGGCTAGGCTTGATTTCAACAAATGGGGGAACACTCCGATAAGCATTGAAGTAAGTCCAATAATCAGAGACGACAATCCATCGCTACTTCCGTTTACAAGCATGACGACGTTTGACAATCGGTTGTTGATGACTTGCAAGCTTGTCGAATATTCAAGAGGCGTCTGTGGACAATCAATGGTTTCTTTAAACTTTGACCCGATTAGCAATCTTTCTGGAAAAGCTCCAGCAATCTGGGAAGGAGAATGGACGGGCATTAACGTTCTTCAATTTGTTACTGGGTTTTTTAATGACGCAAAACAATGTTATGCTCTTTGTCTTTCAGATGACGGAACAGAAATTGAACTTTATAGAATTTTGACAGATTCAGAATCAAAAGTTGAAACTAATTACGATTCGTTTGCTTGGTCGTTCGAGTCTCCAATGATGGTTGTTGACCAGCCAAGCGGTCAACGTCCGTACAAAAGGCTCTTAAGCGGTGAGTTTTCATTAACTCAAATTCAATCAGATGTTAATTATACTGTTTATTATCGCTCTGACCAAAACCCAAATTGGACTTATTGGTATTCTTCTTTGATTAAATATCAAGGAGATAGTGACCCTGGTTATCGCCGCAGGGTGTCTCTTGGTTCTCCAAGCGGAACCGTGTATGACCCATCAAACAATTCTCCGTTACGAGAAGGTTTTAATTTCCAAGTTAAAGTTTTGTTTTCTTCTCCTTGTATGCTGACAAACTTTAAACTTGTTGCAGACGAAGTCCCAGAACCCACAATTCTTTTGCCAATATGAGGTCCATATTATTGCCATATGAGCCAGGGAGGCCGATACAAGTGTTTATTGAAAACATTCAATCTGTATTTTACGACAAGAGCGCGCTTAAAGTGAACGTTGGTCTAAGCGGAAATTTAAATGTTGTTCAGGTAACTGTCACAGATGATGACGATGCCAATGCTTTAATTTATCAAATCAATGCTGCTATAAATTCAGCTTCTGTAAGCACAGTCATTACTGGAAGCCCGGCAATTCCAACAACTGAACCAGTAAGCGTTGTTGCCACACCAGATTATGGTCAAATATCAATATCTTGGACTAATGATTTAAACCCAGCTTACAGCTATTTGATTTATTCTTCTCCAGACAACACGACTTACAGCTTAATAGGAAGCTCTGCCGCGTCTCCATTTATTGACGAAGGCGTTGCAGCTGGCGAGCATTGGTATTACAAAGTTTCAATAAGCTCAACTGCTGGCGAAGGTCCACTTTTAACAATTCCAGTTAACGCTACTGGACTTATTCCTGCGGCGCCAACAAGCCCATCAGCAACGGCTGGGTATTATTCCGTTGATTTGTCTTGGACAGGCGTTGCTGGAAGCATGGCATTTCCGTATCCATTTTATAGAATTTACAGGAATTCAGTCTTAGCTTTTGACAATGTTTACAATTTGTCAGTTACGGACGTTGCGCTTCCTGGAAGTGTTCAGGTGTCTTATGATATAAGCACTGTCATCAACGGAGTTGAAGGGCCAGTTGTTAACGTTCTTCAAACCCCAAATTCTTTTACGGCAGTTGCAAGTCCTTCAGTTTCTCAGGGAATTTATTCCAATTTAGTATCATGGACGGCAAAGTCTGGAGCTACTGGATACAACATATACAGAAGCGAGTCTTCTGGAGCTGAGGCATTTTTAACATCCGTTGGCACAAACAGCTTTTTAAACACCGCACTTAGGTACGATACCACTTATTATTACAAAATTACGCCTACCGCAAATTACGGAGAAGGCCCACAATCGTCGGAGGTTAGCGGACAGCCTAATCATGCTACGTTTTCTTCGTCAACTGGTGGCAGTATTCTTGGAGGAGTAGTCACTTTTTACGGGTCTGATTTTGACCCGTCTCAAGGCGGGTTCATGAGGTTTGGAACTGTGACAATAGTGGACTTATATTGCACTTATACAAGTTCAACTGAAATGAGCATAAGTGTTCCAGGAGGACTTACTCCTGGGAATGTGCAATTTTATTACATGGTAAGCGGAAGCTCTTACCAACTTCCATTCACAGTTGCATTTACTTGAAAATATAGGACTATTAGACATGCTTACTTTAGGGCAGGTAAAGACAAGTTCAGTTGCGAGCATCGCTGGCGTAAATGTCAGCGACCCGCAATTTACTCTTTACGTCAACGATGCCGTCAGGCAGTTGATGGACTTGGGGAATGGCGGAAGCCGTGGGTGGTGGGGAACCGTTCAGGCTATCAAGGGAACGGCGTATGATGGCTGCTTTGTGTGGCCGTCAAACGTCATTACAGTTCTTGGCATCGCAACGCAAAAGGGCGTGATTCCAATCAAGAATACTTGGTATGATTTTACTTCTTTGGGAGACGAGCATAACGAATGGGCTCGCTGCTGGAAAGACCGCCCAGCAATTACATTTTCTGGAGAAACCTACATATTCAAATCAATTGCAGAAAGCCCTACTTCCTTGATGGCGATTTGCGACACATCTGCTGATTACAATAAAACCATCACTATTTACGGAATTGACAATAACGGAAAGGAAGTCTTTACCCAGCGCTCAGACAATAGCATCCAGCGAGGAGCCGTTTGTACACTTGGAACTACCATTTCTCGCGTCACATCTGTTCAGTTTTCTTACGTTACTGGCGTTCAAAAAGACCAGACAGTTGGTCCTGTTAGGCTTTACGCATATGCGGCAAACACGGGCATTGGAGACTTGCTTGCCATTTATAACGGAGGAGAAACAAATCCTAGATTTCTTTACAGTAAGCTGGCAAATCCGTGCATTTCAATGCCTGTAAGTGCTTTGGTAAAAATTGGCTTTTCTGCTGTGTCGCAAGATTCCGACATAATACCTTTAGACAACGTTGACGCAATCAAATCAATGGTTCAGTCAATTAGGTCTCGCGAAGCCGGTGACGTGGAAGTGGCAAACGCTCAAGAGAAAGACGCAATGCGCAGGCTGGTGGCTCAGGTTAATAGCCGCTTTCCGCTTGAGCAAATGGTTGTTAGGTTTCAACCTTTTGGAAGCGATGACTTAAGTAGGCAAACTGTGGGGATGATATAATATGGCAACAAACGAATACATGGGCTTTAATTTAAGCCCTCTACCAACTGGCGGTCAGGGAGCCTATGGAAAGGTTCCAGGCCAAATAGGTGCTCCGCCGAGCATTTACGACCAGCTTTCTAACGTATATCCAAACATCCAAGGTTTGACCAGTGGGGCCGGTGCAGCAATCGGAAACCAGCTTGCTGGACAACTGTCTCCAGAAACCCAGTCCAATATCGGTAATTACGCAGCTGCTCGAGGTCTTTCAATGGGCCAGCCAAATAGCCCGTTAGCCAACATGATTGGCATGAACATTACAGGCACCACAAGCGAGGCGCTCCAACAGCAAGGCATTGGCAATTACCAGAACTTCCTTACTGGCCTTGGCAGCACTCAAAGCAATCCAGCCATGCTTGCTGAGATTGCCCAATACAACGCCATGCTTGGGGCAGCTCCAGACCCAGAAGCAGCGGCCAACCAGCAGCTTTCGCTTCTTGATAGGTACATGGCTGGATTTGGCGCTGGCGGCTCTCCTGCGAGCGGCGGCAGGGGTTCTATTAGCTTTAGCGGAAAAACCACTGGACTCGGCTACGATTCGCCTCTTGGGTTTGGCGGGATGGGAACTGGCTCTTACGGGTACAGCCCTCTTTCAAGCCCTAGCAATAGCCCTGCTTTTACCACGTTTGATACTGGTGGAAGTTATTACAACCCTTATTCGGATGTTCAGTTGTATGGCGGTCAGGGTGGCACTCCTGCTGACTATGGCTGGAATCAAATGAATCCCAATTACAAATCCGAAAATTATGTTCAGGCTCCTGGATTTAGCGGAATGAATAATTTTAATCTTAACGATTTTTCAGCATTTGGACCAGGATATGGGAATCTTGACAGCATTTCAGCATTTAGCGGAGAATACGGACTTGGATATTAATTTATGGCAACGCTACCTCCTTGGCTAAACATTCAGCCTTCGCAATTCGTTGCGGCGGCAGAATCTGGTGCTCGTCTTGGTCAGGCCGAGAAGGCTCAGGCAATGTCATTTTTGCGGCAACAGCAAGACAATCAGCTTGCCCAGCAATCTCAACAGCTAGAAGCTCAAAAGCTGGCTATGGCTCAAAGGCAGCAGCAAACTGCCAATCAGATGAGCTTGATGAAGATGGCTATTGAAAAAAAGCAAGCCGACGCCCGAAATGAACTGGCTCTTGCCAGCTACGCATCTCAGGCAGAATTGAGAAAACAAGCATTGTTGGCATCTGGTAAGTCAGCGGCTTTAAAAGCTCAGCAACAAAACGATTACTCGCGTGCGTTCCAGCAGATTAAAAGTTCAAATCCAGAGATTTCTGACAATGATGCCGCAATGAAAGCCAGTTTTACAACTGGATTCAGTTCTCCTGGATTAGCTTCAATGATGAAAACGGCCCAGCCAGCTGGTCAAGAAGAGCCTATTTATTCTCCTGAAGGGAAGTTTATTGGAATGCGGCTGGGCAACACAATGAAGATGGTTAACGCAGGACGAGGAGCTGGTGCTGGCGGCAGTTCTGCAATAAATAACGCGGCATATGAAAAAGCATTGCTCAAAGTCATGCAGGACGAAGCAAGCGGAGCTGCTGAACCAGGGTCAACCGAAAGATTTAAACAGCTTTATTCTCCGTCCAGCGCTCCGTCGCCTGATGCTGCCCAAGGGGCAACTGAGCGATACAAAATTGTAGCAAGAAACGGCAGGCCTGTTGCTGCTCCTGAAAAACCCGTACCGGCTCCAAGCGTTGAAAGCAATTTAACTGGCGCTCCTAGCCCAGAAGAAGCGCCGCCAGCAGCTGAAATTCCTTCAAGTCAAATGGAGGAAGATGTTCCAGAAAGTCAGTTTTCTGAAACCTTAAGAAGGAAAGGACTGGTTGGTGTGGTTAAAAAAGCGGCTGGTGCGGCTGGAAATGTTTATTCAGAGTCAAAATTAAACGCAAGGGAAAATCTAAAACAGTCAATTCAGAACCTTAAAGATGTTGCATCTGGCAAAAGACAAGTATCTAATGTTGCCGCAAACATTGCGGCTCTTAAAGAAGATGTTAAAAAGAACATTGATGTTGTGTTTGGTCCGCAAAAAATTGAAGCTGGAGTTCCGTTCTTTAATCCTGGGGAAAATGCTCAAACCGATTTGGATATAATTTCATCACTGTTGTTTGGGGATGATGCACCGGCAGAACCTTATTATGGGCCTGAAGACACAAAGCCTTCCAGCGTACAGTACTTTTAATTTATGCCTATTTACGACTTAGAGGATTCCAAAACAGGAAGAAAACTTAGCGTAGAGGGCGATGCTCCACCTTCCCAAAAAGACATAGAAGAACTTTTTGCAGCAAATCCGCCGATGAATATGGCGGAATCTGCCGCAATAGGTGCTGGAGCTGGCGTTGCTCCAGCGTTTGGTGCTGCTGTTGGCATTCAGATTCTAAAACCTGTTGGAAAGTTTCTTGCGTCAAGAGCTGCTGGGGCACTTGCTGGAGCGGAGCTTGCAGCACCAGCTGCTTTGGCTACCGCTGAGGTTCCTTTTGTTGCAGCAGCAATTGAACTTGGGGCGGGTGTTGTTGGTGCTATTGCAGGCGGTGAAGCGGTAAATTGGCTTCAGGACAAAATACTGCCGGAATCTTGGAAAGACAAAATTCAAACCGCGCACGAAGATAATGCCGTTGCCTACGACGTTGGGTCGGTTGCTTCTGGCCTTGCTGCTTTCAGGTTTAACCCTAAACAGTCTTTAAACGGCGCTGCCGACATTATTGGCGGAAGATTTGGAACTCGTGCCGCAAAATCAACAGCTGCCAATCTTGGCCTTGCTGCTGGCATTTCGGTAGTTCACCCGCTTATTAGCGGACAAAAACCAACGCTTGAAGGTATTGCAACAAGTGTTGCGATGGCTTCTATTCTTGGAGATGTTCGCTTTACTCAAAAGCATGGACCTGCCGCATTGGCTGCTGCAAAGATTAAAGCTCAGCAAATTGCAAGAGAGGCAACACCTGAAGAACTTGCTCACATTAAATCAGTTTCTGAAACTGGACTTTCTCCCGAAGACCACGATATTTTAAAGAACGTTGTTGGCGACAAACAAAACATCACATTGCTTAATCCTGAACAAGAAAGCGCACTTGCAGGAACAAAGACCCAAAGAGACGTTCATCAGTCTGCAAAAGACCAAGTGGATTCACTTATACTTGAAGAGCCAGCTCCAGAAGAAGTTGTTGCAGAAGCTCCCAAAACAGAAGCCGTTGTTCCTGGTGCTGAACCTGCGCCTGCAAAGGCAGAAGTTCCTGCTGCTGCAACAAAACCTATTGAGGAGATGTCTAGAGAAGAGTATGCAGCATGGTTAGCTGAAGACGTAAAAAGGATGGGTGTACATAGAGGTGTAAGGCCAGCATATACAGAACTTACAAGACGCAAAGAATTAAGAGGAAAGCCAAATCCAAAAATTACATCAGAGCAACAAAATTATTTTTATAAAAAGGTAATTGAAATCGCAAAAGCAATGGGGTTAAGCGATGCGGAAGGCGGGTGGATTCAAACTCAAATTGGAGAAAAAGGGAAAAATGCCGACGGAAGCCGTTCAAAGCTTTACATAACGCTTAAAGAGCCGTTTAAAGATTGGACACCTGAAAAAATTGCTCAATTTAAAGCTGAATTGGAAGCTAATAAATATAATGGGTCATTTAAAACTTACGGAAAAATGGCGTTTAACGCCGAAAAGTTTTTGGTAAATTTTGACAACATTGTAGCTCACGCTAAAAGTGATATTGATGTTGAAATTGCTCGCAAAGCAGCTTCAAAGGTATGGGGTGATGCGGAACTTCAAACTGGTCTTGACGCTACAAATCCAAAAACTGGAGAGCATACATCCCATACAGATTTGCTTGCCAATGCAGTTGCAGACGCGCATGGTGGAAAACCATTTGTGCTTCCGCGTTCTAAATTTGAAACGCCAAATTTAGAAGTCAAAGCTGCGACTTCCGAGGCCGCTCCATCCCCTGCAAAAAGCAAATTTAAAAGCGAGTTGGTAGACGAAGCAAAATCTGTTGGACTTAGCGCAGAACACATTGAAAAGTTCAAGAGCGAGCAAGCGCTTAAGAAAGGCATTGAAGCTAAGAGGAACATTAACGAGCTTCAGAAGATTGCAAAAGAGCAGGCAGCAGCAAGAGCGGCTGAGCAAAAAACAGCGGCTGCTCCAAAACCTGCTGAGCCTGCGCCAGCAGCAAAGCCTGTTGAAAAACCCGCAGCGCCGCCCAAGTCTCAAGAAGAGATTCAGAAAGAAGTTGAATCAAAGGTTGCATCGCTTACAGAAAAAATTATTGGCTCAAAAAGCGCAGAAGAGCTTCTTGGTCATGCCGACAGCGAAGACATGCGTTTATTGTCTGAAGACCAGCGCCGCCCAGTTCTTGAAATTGCACGAGGCAAACATAAAGAGCTGATGCAGGTTGAGCAGGCAAATGCAAGGGCTGCTAAAGTTAAAGAGACCATCGCTGCAAAGATTGATAACGATGAGAACAATCCGTTTTCAGAAGTAAGAAGCGACGACGAAAACGACAGGGAAAAGCTTGCTGAAGCCTTGCGCAAAGGAACTGTTGTTGCCGTTGCTGTCAGGGGCTTAAACAAAGTTTTGATTTTGCCTAGGGGTTTGTCTCGCAGAATCTCCCAGATGCGCAGGATTGGTCTTAATGACAATTACATCAGGGAGAACATCAAGGCTCTGATTGCGCACGAAGAGATTCATTTGGCAACGCCAGTTGAATTTAATGCAGAGTATTTTCAGAGCCTTTCTTGGTTTGAAAAGATGGCTCACAAGTGGATTTCTCCAAGCGGACAGATGCGGTCTGATGCCTACATGGGAGGCGAAGCTCTTCGGATGCGTATGCAAGATGTGCTTGGAATGAAGCCTGACGACATTTCTCAAGTCGCTGGAACGCTACGTTTAAAGCTGGATACCATTTACACGCTACAAAAAGGCGTGCGATTGATTCGCGAAAACCTGATTAACAGGAATGCAAAAGGCCGCTCGCTTGCAATGATTACTGAAGCTCGCTCAAGGCTTAACCTTGCGGAGAAATCAGCTCAAGCAAAAACTACCGCTGCACCTGCATCTGAAGCGTTTATTGACCAAGACGCTAACGAACAAATTGCAAGAGACAACGAATCGGCAGCAAAAGAGTTTCTGCAAGGCGGTGACAAGATTACTGCCGACGAATTAATGAGCAGGTCCGAGTGGCTTAGGGGGCTGTCTTCATTTAAAGCGGCTGGTCAACTGTCCGAGTATCGCAGCCAAGACAAATTTGGATTTGATTCTGAATTTGACCCCAAACCTCCAGCACCCATTACGCCTGAAAGAAAAGCAGAAGCTGACAAAATCGTTTCGTTGACTAGAGAGTTTGACAGGCTTGATTCAAAGTCTAAGAAAACGGCTCAGGACAAAAAGCGCATGAACGAGATTGAGCAACAGCTTGGTCAAGGCATGATGCAGTTTTCAGAAGTGTTTGGAGAGCTTCCGCTTGGAGACGAAAGAAAGGCAACCGAAGAGCGGCGTGGAGCTCCCGCTGGTCCAAGGGAAAAGAAAACGATGTCTCCTCAAGAGCTGTTGTTTGCAAATTCTGTCGGCGCTGGAAACCCAATTACTAGTGGTGTTGCGGCTCGATTAGATGAAGTAAAAACAAGGCTTAGCGCTGTTGAAACTGGGGATTTTACAGATGCATCAAAGACTGGTGTTGTTGAAAACATTCCTACCTTAAGTCCTTTCAGGGTTCAAAGGTACACAGAAAACGTAATTAACGACATTATTGATAAACGAATCATTAGGTCAAAATCTGGTGGCAAATCAAATCTAGATTCTATTGTTCGCGCATTTGAAACGCGAATGAAGAAAGAACATCATGTAAATCCTGGTCAAGTTAAAATGCTTATTGGCGATGCTATTTACAAGCGGATTGCCAATCTTAAAGGCGAAGACATTGATGCGTTGATTAACGCAAACATTAAAGAAAAACTTGAGAATTTAACTCCAAAAGAAGCAGACGCACTTATTTTAAGAATGAATGAGCGCGGCATTACTGAGACGCATGACATCCTTAACGCACTTTCAAAGTCTGGAACAAAGCCTCTTTCTAAAAACACGCCAGATGCACTTCCTGAAAATGCAATTGTTGAAGCTATAAAAGAAGCGGAAGAAGAAGCCCAAAGAGAAAAAGAAAAATTAAAGAAAATTGTAACTTCAAAAGAGCTTAAAGCCGCATTATCTGGAATTCCGAAAGGCGACCTTGAAAAGTTAATTGCCATTAGAACAGAGGCAAAAGCTGGAGCTGACGAAGCCGCAAAAAAAAGAGAAAAAGAAAGGATTGTTCAACGTCGAATTGAACTTGCTAGAAAGATTGAAGCCGGAGAACCAATTTCAATGGCAGAGCCGAAAACTAAAAAGACAAAGTCTTCAATAATGAGAGAAGCTCCAGCAGCAACTGTGCTGTATCAGGACATTCAATTTATTAGAGGTCTTAAGGATTTTAGAAATAAGCGTTTAAGTAGACTTTATTTGGCAATCGTTAAGCCAATGCTTAATGAAACCAAATATGAAAGATTTAATGTCGAAGGAAAATCTGGGGAAAATCGTGTTCCAGACGAAATATTAAATGCTGGTTCTCTAAAATATGGCGGCACAAAAGACGGCGTTGACACCATTGTTACGTTTCAGGATTCAGACCAAAAAAACTTGTTTGCACTTGAAAGAGGTCTTACGTCTGGTTCTTCCAGAAGCAAGCTTGACCCAAAAACATCGTCGCAGCGTCTTGCTGTTTTAGTAAATAAATCCAACAACAGGACGTATGTTGTTTCTCTTTACAAAAAAGGAGTTGGAGAGGTTTATATTATAGACCCGCAGCATCCAGAAAGAGAACACGCTAGGATGGAGTCGCTTTTGGGCAAATACAAGATAGCCCATTCTCTGCTTCTTGATGAGCCAGCAATGGGAGCAAGAATTGTTTACGACGATTACAAAACTTTTAGAAGAGAGTTTCTTGATGAAGCTATTGAAGTTAACGAGCAAGCAAAAGAAAATTACATTAAAGACCCAATGTCTGAAAGAGAGATTGCCGAGTCTCTTCCAAATTCAATGCGCATTGGCGGGAAAAAAGTTGATAGAGACACTGGTTTTGCTGTTGATATTAACGACCCAGATGCTGAGAAAAAAATTGAAAGCGCAAGAAAAGTTTCTATTACGGAAAGAAAGCGCAGGATTAAACAGCTTGAATCTGAATACGAAGAAGCCGGAAGTGATGAAAAGAAAGCTGAAATAATTAGGCTGAAAGCAGAACAACAGAAAATGGAAGACAGCCCAGAAGTGTACGAAGAATACGAAGGTTTTCATACGCAAGCCGCTCGCAGCCGTTCGTACACTGGAGAGTATTCGCAGCTTGGAGACATCCTTACTGGAAACGCTGGGACATCAAGAAATGTTAAGTCGCCCATGAACTCTGTTGAGGCTGGCTCAATATTTGATTACATGATGCGCAAGCTTCAGGGCCAGGAAATAAACGAAGAAATCATTGCAAAGAAACTTTTAGACCAGCCCACAAGCGTCAACGTTATTAACGGCATAGGCAAATTCTTTACGCGCGTGTATGTTGACCACTGGAACAAATCAATGGAGCTTAAGAGGGAGCTTCTTGACCCAGCAGGAAAAGAGCCTGCAACAGCAAAGCAGGACAAAGAAGATGCAGCTTTGATTAATCCAAAGCTTGAGGGTTTATTTTTAATTAGAGAAGCATCCAGGCGTTTGTCTAGAGGGCTTAAAGCGTTTCCAGAAAAAGAAAGGTTTACAGACTTGTTTATGGGAATTGTTAACAAGAACAAAATTCCTAAGCGCGCTGAACCTCCGTCTCCTACTGGCAGAGAGCTTTCGTTTGAGCCGCCGTCAAAGCAGATGAGCCCATACGAACAGGCAAAGCGCGGCATTGACTTGCCTGCGAGCAAGCTGAAATGGACGCCTAAATACAAAGAAGGAGCGTCTGCACCTGAAATCACTCAGGCAAAAACAGCAATGCCAATTCTTTCTGCTCAAGAAGTAGAAATGATTCGTGCTCATAATCTGGAATCTGGATACCAGATGACTCCTTCGGATCTTGAATACCTAAACAATTCAATAGCTTTAAAAGAAATTAGCGCCAAAGAGCCAACATACGAAGCAGGGGATTACTCTTGGTCTACAACGGACGTTTCAAAAGCTCCAGAAAAATCTAAATTTGCTGGAATTTATGAAAAGAAACTTGCTGGCAAAAAGCCTGCTGGTAAAAAGCTTGGTTATTGGGATTGGGTTGAGTCTCAGAGCACAGGAAAAAATAAAGAAGCGTTTGAGGAATATGAATCTGGAATAGCTCAAAAGCTTTCTGAATTTGAAAATGCAATTGTTGAGCCTTTTAAAGCTTTTGATAGCCTAAAAACAATTGATGATTTAAAACAACACATAAATGATTTTGGACTTGCTGCAACTGTTCAAAAATTAAAAACATCGGGATGGTCAAAAGGAAAAAGAATTTATTCTTTGATTGCCCCAAGTGGTCAGCATTTTGAGTATCCTTCATTCTTAATGAATGATATAAATCTTTACAAAGAAGCTTGGGCATCGCTTCCTGAAAAAGTACAAAAACAACAAGAGCAATATCAATTTTCTGAATTTAGAATTGATGACGCTGTTGATTCTGCGTTTAAACTTAATGATTCTGTATCTGCTTTTATGTCTCGCAAAAAGACAATGCAGCAGCTTGCAGCCGATAAAGATGGAGCTGTAACTGTTGCGGCCAATGACGCTCTTGCAGCTGGGAGGCAAATCAATCACATCACCACCGACATGAACATCAAAGCGGCTTCCAATGCTTTGATTGCAGCCAAGGCGGTTAAGAGAGTTTTAAATTACAGCCAAGAAGCAAAAGACAAGATTTCTGCAATGGCAAATAAAGACGAGTGGGTAACCCTTGCAAAGTCTTTAACCAATGGAAACATTGAAAACGCCAAGGTATCAGTTGCTAAACTTAAAGAATTAAGGAAGTCGATTATTGCAGACAAGGATAAGTCTAAGCTGTACAGCGAAGAACTTAAAACGATTGCAAGCCTTGAACAAGGGCTTGCTGACTCATCAATAAGCCAATCCCAGCTTGTGACTGCTGGCTCTAGGCTTACTTCAATGATTCGCAGGCGCTATGAAAGAGTGCTGATTGATAGCGGCGACCTTAGCCTCAGAGATGCTAAGTATGAAATTGACCCAGGCGAGCTGTACAAGATTGATTTGTTTAAAAAGAAAGTAAAAGCGGCTCAAGATGAATCAAATGCTCAGCTCAATCAAAAAAAGACTTTTGCTAATAGAAAAGCTCGCAGGCTTGCCAAGGCAAGGCTTGAAGCTGCAAACAAATTGATGGATGAGCTTGATTACGCCAAGGCTAACTCAGGCAACAAAACTCTTCACGATGTGGCGATTGAAGTTTCTAAAGAACTTGATACCGCTTTTGCCACAGAAAAAGAACTTGGTTACGATTACAGGTTTGATGACAGCTTTATGCCAGGTCGGTATGACGCCGAATTCTTTAACAACGACGGCGTTTCATTTGGCGAAAAGCGCGTGCTTGGTCTTTCGCAAGGTGCAAAAACGTTTGAAAACTATTACGAAGCAATTGCTGCCGGACCGTACATAGCTGTCACCAGAGACCCAGCCTCAATGGTTGAGCACAGAGTTCGCCAAGGCAGGACCAAAGTGAACATGAGCACTTGGGAAGATGGCTGGAAGGCAATGACTGACGAATACAGCAATGCGCCAGTTGCTGTTCCAACCAAGAAGGTTGGCAACAAAGACATCCCCGACCCGCCGAGGGGCCTTCAGGGGGCTCAGTACGAGGTTGTGACAAAAGCTGACGGCACAAAAATGGGCGTGTTGGTTGGGTATGATAAATTGTATCGTTCATTGACTGACCCTAGCGCAGTGCTGAATTCAAACATTGGCAGGAATGCTTTGCTTGCATCGCAATTCTTAAAACATACTGTTTTGATGGGCGACTTCTTCCACTTTGGCCGCATATCGTTTTATGCCGCTGCCGTTGGCGGAATCAAAAATGTCAGAGGCCAATTCAAGCATGGATGGACTGCTCTTGAATACAGAGAAAGCCAGCTTGATAGGGCCGTTGAGCTTGGAGAAATCACCAAAGCGCAAGCTGATTGGGCAAGGGAGAAGGTTGCGTTTAACAACAATGGAAAACAAGAAGCCATAAGCAGGATTGAACTTGTGAAGAGAATGCAGAAAGCTGGCTTGAATGTTGGTCAAATCCAAGACGCAATTTACAGGGATTTGGCAAAGCACATGCCAATTATTGGTGGCCTGAATGTCAAATGGAGCAGGTTCTTGTTTGATAAGTGGACAAGAGGGCTAATGACAAAAAGCGCCGTAGCCGAATTTGAACGCATTTCCAAACTTAATCCAGATGGCGATTCTGAAAAGCTGATTCGCTCTGTGTCGAAAGACATGAACAACTTCTTTGGAAGCATTGGAAGCCAAGGATGGATTACAAGCAGGACGTGGCAGGATGTGTCGCGCATGTGCTTGCTTGCTCCTCAATGGTTTGAAGGCATTGTGAAAAAGGATTTTGCAATCCCGTACAAGCTGGCAACTGGAGTGAAAAACGGAGAAGCTTTGAAGATGCTCAAAGGTCAAGAAAGCATTGGAAGAGGCGTGGCGAGAGGCCTTTTGTTTATGGCTGCTGCAACTCAAGTTGCCAACCTAATTATAAACAGAAAACCGACCTGGGAAAACACTGATAAAGAACACAAGTGGGACGCTGATTTTGGAGGCGGTGTTTTTGTATCTCCGCTGTCTGTTTACAACGAAATATTGCACGACATCATCAGGTACAACGAAACAAAGCCTAAATTTTTTGACGCCATTCAGCAGATTGGTGAAAACAAATTGGGTTTTTATGGACGCGCTGCTGTGATTATGGCAACAAGCAAAAAAGGAACTGGCGAATACATAACCACAACTCCTGGAATTGCCGCTGAAGTTGGAAAAACTTTTATACCTGTGCCAATTACACTTAAAGGCCCAGTTGGTTTGGCGTCAGATATTGTGCAAGGAAAAGAATTATCGCCGCAAAACAAAAAAGCATTTTGGTCTCTTTTTGGATTAAAAGCGGAAGCTCAGAGAAGCGCAATGGCAAGAACGCAAGCGTCGGCTGCGGAATTTTTGAAGGCAAATGGGCTTAGCAATGCGTCATTTGTTTTGAGTCCTACGGATGAAGTTGGATATCACACGCTTCGAAAGGCGATTGAGAACAACGACATTTCTGGAGCCAATCAAATTTACAAAAAGCTGCGCGAGACAAAATCTAAATTTAAAATCTACTCTGCGATGAGGGAGTGGGAAAACAGAACGTTTACTGGAAGTAAGAAGAACGAGAGGAAGTGGCTGCATGAAGTTGGAGAAGAAGGCCGCGCCTTATACAACGAAGGTATTGCATACAAGCGCGGCCTTTATAACAAGTGGAAGACTTTCTACGCTAACGTTGAGGACTAGACCAAACTTGGTCTTTGACGATTGACGACAGTAAAACTTTGTCGCCACCGCTCTTGCGGAACTCTCTCATGTCTTTGCATGGGAGAGTAACCACACACGATTTAATGCGGATTGCTTTCTGAAGGTCGAGCGCACCTTTTATTCCAGGTGCGTCGTTGTCAGAAATGATTACTACTTCTTTTATGTTTCTGTTGCTTTCAAGAAACCATTTGATTTCATTGACTCCAGACGAGCATGACGCTCTGCCGACTGCAAACATGCCGCAGGATAAAGCGGCTGCGCAATCTGTTGGGCCTTCGCACACTACAAGTCTTTCGTCTGGTTCTTTGAATGAATAGAACAAGCCGTTCCTGCTTCCAGTAACAGCCCACTTCCTGCCGGTGGTTGAGCATCTAAGCCTTATTCCAATCATGTTGTAACCGCCATCGTGCATTGGAAAACCCCAAGCATTGGACTGCTCAAACCATGCAGCACAAATGCCATTGTCTTTAGACAACGACTCTTCTGATACGCCAAGGTCTTTTGAAAGCTTGGCTATCATTGCTTCTGTTGTTCTTGAGTGCGCTACCTTAAACAGTTGAGCGCAATCAATTGTTACTGGTTTTGGTTTTGGTTTTGGGTTGAATGGTTTTATCCATTTGATTGCCTCTGTAAGCTTGTGGATATAGCCAATTTCGCCAGACGACATGCTAAAAGGCCTGTCGGAAGTAACCCTCATGCAAAGGGCTGATGCCCCATCGTCGCCGATGAGACACCAGTCCGCCTTGTCGCAAATGGGACACCTCTTGTTAGTGTTGACCCTTAACCAAGACATAGTGCTCGCTTGATTGTGTCTGCCATCTTTGCAGTAAGAAGCTCTCTGGGCTGGCACCTAACAATTCTCCAGCCAAGACAAGCTGCTTCGTTATACTTTTCCATGTCTTTGACAAACCCAGCACCGCTGTTGTGTCTGCCTCCAATCCATACACCGCCTTCAATCTCAAGAGCAAGTGCTCCGATTTCAAAGATGTGCCCTCTGATTTCTTTTGTGTGCGGCTTCCAAGCAAAGTCAAACCTCCATCTCCTTGACTCGTGGAACTTGTGCTCTGCCAATGGGACGGGGATTCCATGTGATTGAAAAAACGCCAAGACTACTGTTGCATTATGCTTCATAGTGTTCTTAATACTGCTCCTTCATTTGGGTCCATGAAAGAAAACGGAACTGTCGAAATGTCAGCCCGTGTTCTTGCTAATCTAGGTATTCGCATTTCTGTTATGCTGCTTATTTTCTTTTGTAATTGAATGAGCTTTTTCTTTTCCCATTCTGCCTGCTCTTTCCAGTACATGTACTGAGCAGGATTGTCTTGCTTCAGCATTGTATCAACGTTTGTGTTAAGCTTTTTTTGCTGCTCTGCAATCTCAACATCAATCTTCTTTATCTCGCGCTTTAGCTTGATGATATCAACATCAATCTCAAATGCAGATGTGTATTTCTTTTGAGCCCTTTTCATTTTATTCCTTTAACAACTTCATCGAAGTCTCGTCTTTTCCATCCGTTTTTTGCAAGAGCGTCAATCATGGCTGACGCATCTTTCATTGTCATGTCCTTTGTTTTGTAACCATGCTTGTTAAGCAAGGCGCATTGTTTTAATGTTGCAAGCTTTCCAGTCCACCGCCTGAACATCTCATTTATTAGTTGCTTGCCTTGTGAATAAGACATGTCCCTTGGGTCGATGCCTTGCTTCATAAGCATTTGAGACTGTTTTTCGCTTAATGTTTTTCCATTGTCCCAGCCTCTGCTTTTGGTTGGTTGCAGTTCAAATACTTCAAACGGGCTTATTCTTGTAGATGTGTATTTTACTTTTGCAACAAGCCTTGCCTTTCTTGCCTCATCAAGCATCTGCTTTTTGAGCTTTTCATCAATCAGCTTTTGCTCTTCTTCTTCAAGCAATTGCTTCATGTTGACCTTGCCTTCAGTCTTTTTGGCTTTATTTGATGCAGCCTCAATGGCTTCATCAGATACATTGCCTCCAAGAATGTCGGCTGTCGTTACTAGCTTGTGCCTGCCGCTGTTGCCAACGAAGTCCATGACAAGCATCTTGGGCTTCGGGCTTGATGCTATTGCGTCAAGCCTTTGCTCCTTTGATTCCTTGCCATCAACAATTCCTGGCAGCGGCCTAGTGCCCCTGCCAATCATCTGCGCATACAGCGACCTGCTCTTTGTTGGCCTAGCAACAGCTATGATTTCAACGGCTGGGTTGTCATACCCTTCCGTTGTAACACCACAATTAACAAGCGCAGACACGCAGCCTGAACCAAACGCTGAGAATATCTTTGACCTCTCACCGTCTGATGTCTTGCCGCATAGCCAGCTGGCTATGCCAGGAACCACTCTGTTCAATATGTTTGACAGCTGCTCAGCTTGGCTGACGCTGACTGTGAATATGATGGTTCTTCTTGGCTCTGATTGAGCCATAAGGAACGCACCCCATTCGGCAGGCGGTTTGTCCAGAAGCGTGTTTTGAGGAAGCCCAAACATTGCTTCAAGAGTTGGCATTGCAACGCCAGCGATTGCGCTTTCGCTTTCCATTGCCGCCGACAGGTCAGCCCCGTTAAGGTCGCCAGCTGTGGTTCTCATGTGAGAGAAGTCCAAGCCGCCGACATGCACCATTAGTTGCTCTGGTTCTATAAGCCAGCCATTGTTAACTCCAAATAGGATGTCCCTTTCGGCAGCAACGCATTCGAATATCTGACCAAGAGCCTCCTCGTCAGCCCTGTCAGGCGTGGCTGTAACGCCAAGAACCTTAAGGTCTGGATTTCCTCTTGTGAAATACTCTACTATCTTTTTGTTTTCAGCGCTTACAGAATGATGAGACTCATCATAAAGCAAAGTTCCAAACTCCATCGGGTTGAACCGAAGCATTCGCTTTGCGTCGTCTTTTCCAGATGCCATTGTCTGAACTGTGGCAACAACAACTGGAGCCTGACTGAATAAAGAAGTTGATGCGGAAAGCTCTCCCATTTCAACCTCAACTTCAATCTCTCTGCGCAGGAATGCGTCCCGAGCCTGCCATATAAGTTCTTTACGGTGAGCTAACAGCAACGCTCTTTTCGGCAATCGTCTCTCAACAATTTCCGCCATAACGAATGTTTTACCTAATCCAGTCGCAGCAACATAAAGCGTGGAGCGATGTTCGCCCCACGCTTCCATGATTGCCTCGACATCTTCAGCCTGATAGTCGCGACACTTATGTTTCATTAGTTGCTAACTGATATTTCTTCTGACCACATTTTGCCTTGGTTGAAGCCTTGAACAAACAGCACATAACACATGATTTTGTGCCTTCTGTTTATCTCTTCCTTGTCGAGATTCTGTTCTTTAAAGCTGTTTAAATCAGATACCACCAAAGAGTATTGATTGTGAAACACTTCATTTGAAGCAGTCTCGTGAGCCATCATCGCTTCCAATTCATCCGACCTTACATCATTGTCCAATTTTGTTCCTTATTTTTTTGAGTTCTTCCGACACGCCAGTCTCGTACTTGAACTGGCTAATTACACCCCTTCCGCTGCACAGCCTGCACTTGTCAACAACTTGGCCCTGACAAGACGGGCACACAGCGTACGGGATTGCAACCTTGAGCATCATTATGATTCGCTCAAAATCTGTTTCAATTGAATTGAAATTTACCTCGCAGTAAAGCAGGTCTTTATCAGACTTTGCTTTCTTGATTTTTTTGAATGCATCAGACACAGAGAAGATTAAAGATGCTACTTCTTGCGACCTGTCTGCATACTTAAACGAGTTGGCGGTGTGTGGATATCCTGTTTTATCTTTACCAAAACCAGACTCGACTTTACTTTCTTCCACACTATTTGAATCTTCTTCATCTTTGTTTTTTCTTTTGAATTCTCTGCCGTCTGATGACTTGAGTTTTTCAAACTTGGGAATCTCTTTCTTACTTTCAAGCTCCTGCCTAACCTTGATTACCAAGTCAACTCCAACACCGCAAGCATCAGACAAAGAGTTGTTTGAAACCTCGCCAAACTCTCTTAGCGCAAGCTCAACACATGCCCTTTTGTCTGCGCTGCTTCTCCTGATTCCGTGACTTAAATTGCATTTCAATGCAAACTTAACGCAATCAGTTCTGCTTCCAGTCCTGACGTCGAATGTGTTTGATTTTAAGCCAGCCAGTTTCATTGCTGCAATCCTATGCATTCCATCTGCTACAAGATAATTGCCAGCAGATGTTTCAAACAGAACGCAATCAGGCATTTGACTTTTGTCTACCTTGTATTGTTCTGCATACTCTTCCGCTGTGTCTTGCTTGTATTCGCTTCTGACATGCGGTGATTCTTTGATGTTGATGAGCTCTAGCTTTATTAATTTTTCAGCCATATTAGTTTTTATCCTTATACATCCAAACCACGAAACCTAAAACAAAGAAGAATATTAATGCTATCATTACTTAATTTGTTTTAGGGATTTTTTAACAGCAGACACTTGAACATCGTCTCCAACGATTGCATCAATTGTCTCCTGAAGTTTTTTGCCTTTGAGCTTTGTTGCAGACCTTACAATCTCAGACAAGTCCTTCTTGCTTATTGTTGAGTTGTTAAGAAACGGCTCCAATGCCACGCCATACTTTGATGCTTTATCAAAGACTGATTGCAGGTTCGTTATCTTTTCACGAGCCGCTCCATCTACAAGCGAGTATCCAGGAACGAAGTCTGCATCCATTAATGCGCCTGCCTCCATTGCAGCCCAAGCGTTGTCTAACCACTTCTGCGCGATGCTGTATGTGTCGCAGAACTGCTTGCGCTGTTCTGGTGTCCAATCACGAACAGGCACATCGACCAAGCTCTTGGGCGCAGGCACCAAAGACCCTGCCCAAGATTGATACTCGCCGCATTGCATTTTTGCCTTGCAGAACTTGCATTGAACTTCTCCCGCTGTCCGCTTGCCGCCAGCGTTGCTTGCCCTGACGCGTTCGTGAAGAATCCTGCCAGCTTTCTCAATGTCGTCTCTTGAATACACTGTGATTTCTGGAGTGTGAGTTACGAGCGGCTGAACAACAACTACTGCAATCTCGGCAAGCAGTGGTGTGTTTGCGTTGACTACAACTACTTGGTCTCGAAGCTGCAAGTTATTAGGAGACGTTGCCACCTGACCTGGAAGTGCTTTGTATTCTACAATCAAAGCTTTTGTTCCCATGCGATACGCACAGTCAACTTGACCGCTGTGCCGCAGCTTATCAGGCCAATGGACCCAGAACCTGTTCTCTCTAATCTCCTGCATGTTTTTAACGTCAACGCCAAAGTAGGACTCAATTACTTTCTGCTCTATCTTTAAACACGACTCGTAGATGTCCTCCTGCTCAACTGTTAGTCCTTCGCTTGACTTTTTGTATAGCGCTTCGTGAACTGCTGTTCCAAATGCGGCATCGTCAGACTTGGTGTCTGGCAATCCTTTTTGCGCTAGGAACCTTCCAACGCACAACGCATCCGCTTGCGCGCTGCTTGCGCTTGTGTAATCGCCACGCTCCGCTCCATTTTCAATTGCTTGCTCGCTCATTTAACCTCCTTGATTTTAGCAAAGATTGTATCGCGCTGATGCTCAACCATGTCAATTACATCGGCAGGAACTTCTTTCATGCTTTTGATGTTGTCGTCAATCGTTCCGATGCTGACAAGGAAATCAATCAACTGAGCTTCCTTGATTCCTGCCAGCTTTGCGTAACCCTCAACAGCCTTAAGCTTGTTGTAAGACTTCGGCTCCTCGACCTTTGGAGCAACTTCGTTTTCCGAAGTTGGTGCCTCGGCAACCTCAACAAACACAGGCCTGCTAGGCTGCTCGTCCTTTTCGTTGTCGATGAACGAGACTTGCTCGGCATCGGCGTCGATGACTGCGCCGCCGTCCATCTTCAATGCTTTGCGCATCTGGATTGACTTTGGGCCATAGTGGTTAATCAAAGACTTCTCGACTGTCTTGATTGCCATCTCGTCCCGCTTGGTAATCCAAAGACAGGTGCTGTGCTTCTCTGGCTTGTCTTTGCAATAGCGATACTGCTTTGAATACATCATCGCGTGTTTTTCAATCTCGTCCACAGTCCAGAACTCGCCACGCTCAAAGCCGTTTAGCAGCTTAAACTTGGCAGCGTATCCGATGATTGGTGTGAGCGGTTCGACAGGCTTTGACTTGTCCACCACAAGCTCGCCAGTAAGCTCGTCCCATAGCTTTAGCTGGCCTTCATAGACCACAGTCGAGCCGAGCGTCTTGTATTCGCCAGAGCGCATTGCAAGTTGGATGAAGCCCTTGTAGCCGATTTGGAACTGGCACTTGTCGCCGTACGGAATCAAGTGAGCTTCGCCGATGTTGCCGTCGATTGCTAAGTCAAGCGCAGCAGCAGTCAATGCAGCGCCGATTACCGACGCTGGATTGCACTTCTGAAGCTGAGGCGATTGGTTTACAGCTTGGACAAGAGCTGCCGCAAACTGCGGAGCGCGCTCGCCCATGATTTCCCGCAAGCGATTCTTTACAGCATCTTGCTGCACCATGTCGCGGATTGATTTTGATTTGATTAGTTCATTACTCATTGTTTTGTTTTTGTTGTTTGTTTACTGCACCGGCACTCGCCGGAAATTCTTTATTCATCTTTGCCGAATGTGTCGGCCATTTTTTCTGCTTTTGCATTTGTCTTTTCTTCAAAGACTTTTTCGTGGAGCAAAAGCGAGTCGCGCATGATTGCGACTGCATGCCTGTGCTCGACATTGGTGAACAGCAAGTCTACTCCCTCAATGACAACTGCGTACGGAATGTTCAGCTCGTCAAGCGTGTGAGTGCAGCGACTTATAAGCTCGGCTGTTATTTTAAATTGTTTGCGACTCATATGTTCCATGTGTCGTTTGGTTTTTCATAATTCTTCAATTTCACCAATCCAAGTTACTGTGCTTCCGTCGCACAAAACGTCTCCAACTTTTAAATTTTTTGCTTCCTTTTCGTCCAAATAGTATCCTATTTGATTATCAATTTTTTCAGACAATTGATTTTCAAATTTATGATTTATGCAAAGATAAGTGTCAATTTTTTGTTTTTCGCGTTGAAGGGTTGCAGGTATTACTTTTACATTCATAAGCGTTCTATTCCTTGTGATTGATAGTTGGTTGTTGGTGTAGTTCATATTTGTTTATAAATTAAAGTGCTGTGGATTCCAGATTATTGGCAATGCTACCACTGTTTTGCCGCGCCAGTATTCATCAATGGATTATTTTTTCCGTCGCGCCACAGCTCGCGACGTAGTTATGCGGCTAAAGTGTAAAAATTAAAGCCGCAGCACGACTGGCATTATCGTGCTGCGGCCAGGTGGTTTCAATTTAGCAAACTTTTGCTATTTGTCAACTCATGCACCGTAACCAAAGTGACCGCCTTCCGCTTCGTACGCCGCCCACTCAGCTTCAGACTTTGCGGCTGAGTCATCCTTCTTGCTGGCAGCAACTTGCTCGTCCTCAAGCGCCCTAGAAAGCTGCTGGAGATTAAGGAAGTTATCCGAGCACTGCTCGAATATCTCGTGGTAAAGCTCGGAATACTGACCATTTCCAAGCTCTTCTATGATGTCGAACAGCTCCTCGTCGTCCACACCCATAAGCGCTGCTTTCTCTGCAATCCTGGAAAGCGCTTCCTGCGAATTGCTGTATCGCTTGTATGTGCTTTGAGCGAGCGGTTTGTTTTTGTTTGGGCAATTCTGCTCTCCGTGACTTTGCCAGCTGTTGCAATTATTGCACCAGCCACCATGTCCGAATCCATTGAAGCTTGCGTGCGTTGATGAATAAACGTGCGCAGGCTCAACAACATAATTGGATTTCCAGATGTCATTGAACGGATGGTCTTTTGGAGCTGGCACGCACATCTGGTCGCGAGCAACTTTGTTCATAATCTGCAACGGGTCGAAGCCCAAGTCAGACACGAACTTGATTTTCTCCATCGCGTCATTGCCAATGTCCCAGAACGCCGCCATGTCAGGCTCGAACTTGTTGCCTTTGATATACAGCCTGCAATGGATGTCATGCCGAGGGCTGTCCATCTTGCCGATTGTGATGTGCAAGCCGTCCACGCCCTTCTCGTCTGCGGTGTCGGTTGAGCTTTGGAACGCAGTCGCTGAGCAATGATGATGCACTGTGCCGAATGGAACATAGCCTTCAGGAATGTTCAGCGCTCGCTGAGTCTTGAAGTCTTGGTTGTCCAGCTCCTTGGTAGTCATTGATGTGCCGCCTTTCTGCGGGAACGCCCATGCCATCCAGCCATGCTCGGGATGAACAAACAGGCGAACTTGAGACTCGCTCTTTTCCGATTCCTGGGTCCACTTGAAGAACGCAAGAACTTCGCGCCACATCTCTGGGTCCATCTTCTTGCCTTTCCAAGTGAAGTCGCCTTTCGTTGACTTGACCTCGTGCTCAAGAAGACATTCAAACAATCCGTGCACTTCTTTGAGTTCAACTGACTTGCCGCTGCTTTCTGTAATGGTTGCTGATTTCATATATTAGTTGGTGTTGTTTTCTAATGCTGTTGCGTAATCGTTGCCAAGGTTTGTGCGAACTGCCTCAAGAAGCCGAGTGCGAAGCGTGCGATAGCCGCCATCAGGTTCAGCTTCGAAGTTGTCTGTGCGGTCTGGCTCCTCGTTGTCGTATTCGGATCCGTCATAGGACTGCATGTGGTCAGTGCTATAATTATCGGATATTTCGTCATAGAGCATGTCGGTGATTTCTTGGACTGATTTTTCATCGTCAATCCATTGTTGAATGTCATCCATCGTGGTGCTGCTCACGTACGAACCGCTCCTGCGAACAGAATAGTCGCACCTGCCATACTCGACATCGGAAATATTCCACTCGACATCGAACAAAACACGACCATCTGAATTGCACTTGCGCGTGGCGGCGCCAGTCTTTGACTCGAAGTTTTCTTCAACCCATTTTTTAAGAGCGTCAAACCCATCCAATTCCTTGGGCGGTTCCTTGAGCAAGATGCGCATCATCTGTGCCCTAACAATGGGATTGTTAGGAGACAACTTGATGAGCTCAAGAAAGCTAGAATTGAAATGCTCTTCGATTTTGCTTTTGATAACTGGAACTGCTGGAGCTTCGGTGACTACTGCCGGAATTATCTGTTCTGTGGTTGTATCATTCATTGGTTTTTGTGTGGTTAATTTGTTTCATTACTTCGTAGCTGGACATGTTCTGACGGATGCGGTAGGGCAGGTGGGCTTGAGCTTCGCGAATAAACTTGTTGCGTTCCATATGCCATAGAACGAACAGATGTTGCATCAATGCCGCAGCCATAAAGTTGGCTGACACCAGCTGCCTATTGTTTTTCTGTGCTTCTCCCGTGCAACCAATTGCCGCGTGTCGCGGGTCATCGGATGCGTCGGTAGAAATTTCTGGATAGTAAACCAGCGGGTCCATCTGACTACCACTCCACTTTGGTTCGTAGTAGTATGCCTCTGCGCTAGTTACTTCGTTCGCGCCGAATATGGCTTTGCAGCCATACACATTGCATGATTCAAGCACGGCTTTCCTTGCCGGATTGTTGTCAACTCCGACAAGCAGCCAGTCTTGGCTATTGATGTGGATTGAGCCGTGTGAGTAATAGCCGCAAGGAGCAGCAACGCATCCATACTTGTCTGCTAAAGCTTGCGCCTTCGGCTTGCCTATGTCTTCTTCGGTAAACAGCTGACGATTGAGGTTCTTATGCTCAAGTGTGTCGCCGTCAACTACGATAACTTCGCTTGGTGACTTAAGCAGGCATATTGCTGGAGTAAGCCAAGAGCCTACGCCGCCTGCGCCAATTATGTATATCATATTAAAAAGGAGCTTGAGACTCCATTAACCTTTCAAAGAAGTTGCTCATGTTTAATTGCATGGTTGGTGCTTTTTTCAGCGTTTTGTATTGCTCAAACATATTGTTGATTTGAGCAAGAAACAAATCACGTTGAACATAATCTGGAATTAATTTATTCATTAATTCTGTGTTATGGTATGCAGCAACCATTATTTTGTGCCTATTTGTAACTTCTCTGATTGCGTCTTTGTATGATTCGTCGACGCTTTGACAGATTGGCTTTGATGAAATTACAGATGAGCGAAAAAGCTCGTTGTAAAATGCTTGTTCTAGTTTCATATTGAATTAACGATGATGTCGGTTACAGGTGTTGCGATTTTAGTGCATAGGTTTGACCAATGAGTTGCCTCGTCCATTGGCATTTGCTCAACGGATGTTTCGGTTGGTTTGAACATAAACATACTGCCAGCTTTCTGAGATGTTTGAGAACTGTTCAAATCGCTGTTCCAAGCTGAGTTGTAGAACTGGCCGAGCGCCATAGCAAACGCGCCTTGGATGCTTGTTGAGCTTCCGTCAAACCTGCCCATGCAAATAGCGCCATCGTCAAAGATGTTAGGAAGCGGAAGCTTCCAAGCAACCTTGTTGGCGTCTAATGCAAACAGATAGTTTGATTGGTCGGGCTGTGTTTTTGGAAGAGTCATGCGAGTGTTCCAGCCATAAATCTTGGACACAAAGTAAAGCGACATGCTGTCTGGGCATGTCCACCTTGGGCTCATGATTGGATATTGTTTTGATGACGAGTCTTCAGTCTTAATAAAGACAGGGCGAAGTATTTTGTCGTCTGGATTTAGATTATAATGCGATGTAAGTATAATGCTTTTAAGTTTAGTAAACGCAAACAATTCGCTTTTCTTAAACGACATGTTCACGGCATTGTCGCCAAAGTGAAATGCGTTATGGATTTTGTGAATCATTTCGCTAGCGAATGATTCTGCGATTTTTGATGAGAGTTCGCGAGGCTCTTGGCTCTCTTGAACGCTGAAGCATGTGCCGTCTGGATTGATTCGTATATAGTTTTGAAAGTTCATTTTATTGTATAGTTTAATGGTTAAAAAAAGGGGCGGCAGGTTTTACCCTGCCACCCCAAGTGGATTTGCTACCGATTATGCCTTGCTGTTGGCGCGAGTCTCAAGAGCAACGATGGTGCCGTTGCCGGGAATCGCATCGCCAGGCATCTCAACGCTGTTGACGAGCGCACGCACATTGTCGCCGTAGCCAAGCACGACGCGGGTGGTCGGGTCAGCAATAATCTGAGCGATGGTGGTGTTTTCGTTGACGATCACGTTGCGAACTTCGGAGCCGTATTTGATGGTGATGGTTTTCATATGGTTATTACTGTTGTTCTGCGTTGCAAGGAGACTTTCGTCTCGGTTGAATGGCTTGCGTCCATTGATTTTTCACTTCTCTGTATATCAACCCACTTAAGTGGGCTGATTGCAAAGCACAGACTTTGTGCGGTCTGTGAGCGCATGATAATTATTTTTGAACTGTGCTGGTATAGACCCATACTTGTTGCTTTTCACACCACCAAACAAGGTCTAACCATTTTTCGTGAATGTTATGAACTTCTGTTTTTGCTCCGTCTGGAACAAGTCTTCCTGTGTCCGGCCATTGTATGTTGTGAAACATCATACAGCGTATGCCTTTTTGTGAGCGGCTGCAATCATTTCCATGCGAGCCTTGCGCTTGTTGTAGTCATCCCATGAATCAACAACGTCTGAAGTTGCTTTGTTCTCAAGCTGGATTCGTTTGATGATTCTAAACGCTTCGACTCTTATTGAACCGCCTCTGTAACGAAACTTTATTTTCTTTGGAGTTTCGTGCCAGCTTTCAGTGCGCATGTTGCGTGTGTGCAAATCTCCGTGATGGTTCATATTATTTTCCGTGCTTTAGTTGCTTCTCAATCCATGTTGCCAGATATTCGGCATATGGAACATACAAATCGTATCCTTCGAATACGAAGTCTTCGTGTCCGCATTGCCGCGCTTGTGTGATTGCTCGCTTTAATGCGGCGAGCTTGCGCATGTTCCATTTGATTTGATTCATAGTTTGCCTCCAGTCAGGTATCCGATTTTGATTACCTTGTTGTTTTCGATGCTGCGGACGCGCTGATGAAACGCGGTGAATCCGCACACGGGACAAGCTAGCTTGCCGCAGCGGCACTTGTCGGCTCGCAAGGCTGCCATCTTGATGATGAATGACTCGGCTTTTTTGAGCGTCTCATCTTCCCGTATTTCCTGTGTCACTCTTGCGTGGTTGATTAATGTAGCGTGCATATGTTCTTATTTGTTGATGCGCTGGAGCAGGCGCTATTGGTTGACTCCGTTCTATTGCCATCAAGCAACAGAAAGGAAGCAACTATTGACACGCATATCGTTGAGTAATACAGTCAGGAATATGTCTTTTCAAACGGCACAGCATTCCAACGCAAACGCGATTCAAACATCAATCTTGCTCGACATACTCGGCAAAAAAGGAAGCAAGCTCCCGAAAGAGCAGGAGCCTACTGTATCAAATGCCAGGGAAAAGGCAGAGCTTATACGCATATGGATTGAGCTTGAACATTTGAAGCGCGAGTTGCGTGGAATACCGCGATTAAAGCCAGCTGAAGTAGGCTCGCTTCTGAAGAATGCAAAGCGAGCCATGACTTCGTATGAGCCTATTGAGGTTGCTGATGTTCCTGCTGTTGAGGCTGAGACTGCTTCGGAATCTCCTGAATAGCAAACCCAATCGCTGGGTGAGTTGTCTTCTCAATCATGCAATATAGCTCGTCGCGTGATTTTGCGTGCGCATACATAGAGCCTATGCCTGCCGTGAATGTAACAATGAACTTTTTCATTTGGATGTGATTACGGTTACGTCGCGATGCTTTTTGCCGAACACAAGCGCGTCGTGATGATTGTTGAAATACACGTCAATTCGGTTGTCAAATCGCTTTGCCAGTCGGTCTTGTACAATGTATGTGTGTGCGTCGATTAACACCTTCGTACCGAATGGAATGTTGCGTGATGCTGCTACTGTAATGCCTTGCTTTGGCGTGTGTCCGTCTGCTGTCTTCTTCGTTGCAGACCAAGACCCACAGCATATGTGGCAGGCACAATACGCTGTGACAATTGCGTTGGTTAGTATCATAAGTTGATATGGCTATATGCTTCGATTTTGACCGACACACGAGCGCTAGCTTTGACGAATACTTCGCCAATAGAGTTGCGTCCGATTCGTAAATTGATGTTGGTCAATTCCGTGTGCATGTTGGCTGCATATTGCAGCATCTTTTCCTTGGCGATAATGGAATCGATGGCGTTTTGTATCGCTTCCACCCTGTTGGTTTTGATGGGCTTGATTGTTTCTTCGACTGGTGCTTGTGTTAGTTCGATCATAACTTTTGGTTGCGTTGCGTTGCGTTGTGTTGTGTTGCGTTGCGACGGCAGCGTTGACTCGTCGCGTTAGTTTGCTGCTGTCGGATCTGAACGCCTGTTCAGACCCGAAAGCAACAAGCTAAAAAAGAGGCGGGGAAGTTGGCTGTCCTTCCCCGCCTTCGTGCTTCAGCTCACCTCACTTTGCCGCTTTGAGGCTCTCGATGTATGCGATAACTGCCGGATGATTTGCATTGTTCTGGATGAATGATAATGCTGCCGAGGCGTTAAGAACGCCGCCCGAGGTCGGAACGAACTCGACCTTGATTCTGCCGTTGACACCACGAACCAGCGACACGCAACCGAGCGAACCCGCATCGCAGAGCTGTTTCAGCTCATCCGATACGGACCGCCCAGCGTTAATCATGTCAGACTGCCGCACGGATTTAATCTCCGCAGCAGACATATCAGGATTGCGAGTAGCATAATCCTTGGTCGTCATAACACCGAACCGCGTGCCAGTCACTCGTGCAGGAATCAGACGCGCAGGCTTGCTGACACCTTTTTTGGTGACATAAGCTTTTTGAGTGTGTTCCTTTGCAATGACTTGCGACTCAATGAAATCAACCGATTCAAACTTGAAAGCAGTTTGAAGGCTGACGGCTTGAGGAGCCGGAGCTTGCGTGGTGGTGTTTTGAACTTGAATTGCCATATGTTTTTACTTTGTTTTGTTTTGTTTTGTTAATGGGATAGGCGACAGCCCATCCTCACTAATAATCCGCCCCCCACCACAAGGAATCTCTTTTTTGCCAGACCCGTCCCCACCCAGCCGCCGCCGTAAGCCCCCAAAGATGGTAGCTGACTAATTAATACACAACCTCACGACAGATACCACTTTTACAACTTTAGGGAGGTTCAAAGCGTTGGGGGGGGTGAGGGTGGCCTTTGACTCAGATAGCCGCTTTGTAAAGCTGTTCAGGGTGGTCTACTAAGTCTTTTGAGCAAATCTGGTCTACTGCTCCATGATTGCTTATGTATGAAGAATTCAGCACTTAACTGTTCTAATCTAAAGGGTTATTCAGTCTCCTTTGAATCAGGGCATAGCACGCCCTTAATAGAACATTCCGTGGCTGGAGAGCTTCCAGAACCGACGGGTTTCCCTGTCCTTGCCGTATGCAATAGCCGGTTAGCGATGCACGAAGGGGAAACTAACTGTGGTCTTCGACGGCTTGTTCAAACGGGGCGTTTTTCGGGTGTCACCAGAAGGTGTCCCTATCATGAGGCCTGCCATGAGCAGATTGCTTACTGAAGCTTGTGAGCTGTTATTACCGCAGCCACGGGTGTTTGATTTTATCGAAGAGGAAGAGGGGGCTGACATCGCTGCCAGCCCCCCGATATGAACGGGCATCACACCGTTCTGGCTCAGAGCCAGATTCATAAATTGTTGCACGATGCCGTTCATGTTTATACTTTTAGTTCACTCAGCCGTACCTGTCAAAGTATTTTTAGAATTACTTTGAACTCGCCAGTCAACAAACGGAAGAATTGAATGCTCCCCGACTTTCCTGAAGTCGCGAATCATGTTCTCAATGATGACAGTGTTGTTCATCTTTGAATCTTTCGCCATCTCAGGAATCCTGTCAGCAATGTCAGCAGCAAGTGAGTGAATGTTCACCACGGCACCTCATCGCCATCCTTGACGTCTTCAGTAGCAGCTTCCTTTGGAGCAAAACCTTTCTTGTCCCAAACCTTGCCGTTGCCAAGAATCGGCATGTCTTTCTTTTGCTGACGCTCTTCCTTGGTCACACCCTGCTTGACGATGTAATCGCCATAGTCGCTAGTCGGAGTTTCAAACAAAACAAGCTCCGCATAGACAGCTTCCTTGCCGTTCTTCTTTGTGACCCGCTTAAAACGAGCCTTGTCCAGAAGAGTTACATCAATGCTTAGCGTAATCATGTTAGTTGGAAGCCGGGGTTTCAGTCTGCGCGGGAACGGAAGCGCGGGTAATTGAATTGTGCAAGTGTTCAAACTTGGCACACTCCAACGCACCGACCACATCCATGATGTTGAACTGACCTTTGTACTTCTCGGCCACACCCTTGATGAGCTGACTGATGCCCTGGACGAGCACAATCTGCGGGTTGATGTCTTGAGCTTCATGTGCTTCCTGCTGTTCTTGATTTTCCATATATACTTATTTGCTTGGTTTTTGATGTGTTTCTT